TATTCGCTCACTCGCACAGGGCGGGGGTGGCCCGTGGGCGGCGGGGGGATAACCCGCTTGGGCTGAATACGGGAACGCTCATGGACATTGCGAGCGCGGGATACGCCAAGCTCCGCAAGAGTACGCTGTCATGGACTCAGGGTTTTGTTTGGGGAGTGTACGACGAAAGGAAAGGGAGGTCGCATCTATGGCTTCACGACAACGGGCAGGCAAACGAATGGCATCTGCCGGTATAGTTGACCCGCTGGCATTGCTGGCAAGGTACGACAACCAAGAGGGCAAACGCGAGTCCGATGCTAGGGCGGCGGGATACAGGCCCGTTCAAGAGTGGATGCGCGAACTCCAAGAACCTTATGAGCGGGTGCGGGTGCGGTTCTACCGGATGCACCTTGACGGCAAGGTTGAGAAAGTGAAGGTGGGGCGTGTCAGTTGGTACAAAATCCCGGCGCCGTGACCTGATCGACCTGCCATCGCCAGAAGATACCGACGAGGAAGATACCGAGATGTTCAAGCCCGTGCGCACTTGGACAGCCCCGCAGGATATTACCGAGCCGCCACCGAGTATGCCTAACGGCTGGCAGGCTGGCTATCGGCGGTTGCAGAGGTAGGGCGCGTCTTAACGCACCCCCCGTCGTCTAATCATCTGTTCGGGCCAAGTTCCGCGTCGGCCATTTCGATGAGTAGTTTCCCGGTGCATACGTCGCACAGTTGGCGGAGATGCCGTTTCGTGCCAATGACCACGAACGGGCGGTTGGTCTTATACGGCTCGCCGCACTTCGCGCAGAATAGCCACTGGCCCGAACCAGTCGGCCGAGCCAATGCTGACCGCGTTGGCGGCTTGGGGTGCTGGCGGAGTTTTTTGGTCGCGGTCATCGTGGCTCACCTCTGTCGTTCTGCCGCCTGCGTTTCTTGCCCTTCGGCCATCCGCCGAGTTTGGCGTTTTCGCGGGAGGACTTCACCTTTGCGGGCGATGTCTTTTTGCCGAGCAGTTGCCCGATATTCAGGTCGCCTCCGCAGTGGGGGCATTTAGTGCTCACTGACTCGCTCATTGTTCAGTGCTGCCAGTTCGTTGAGGTCTTCGGCATTGTCGAAGACCGATGCCGTGATGTAGATGCTCTCGGAGGTGTACGCCGCGCCTGAGAAATCGACGTGTGCTTCGCGGAGTGTGCTGTCCTCGCTCACCCAGAGTTTGAGCACCTGCTTCACGGATTCTTGATAGAGGTCGTAGTCCTGCCACGGAGTATGTTGGCTGCCGTGTTCCGCGATCACTGCCGCGAACGCCTTCGTGATTGGCCGTAGCGCGTTGAGGAGTGCCGCTGTCTTCTGCTCTGCCTGTTCGACTGTCATTGGTTGTTTCATGCTCTATATATATACCTAGCTGTTAGGTATTGCAAGAAGTATTTCGATTTATTTTCATGCGGTTTTATTGGGCTTTTGGGGTGATTCGACGGCGGCAGAACCAATCGTCGCAGCGAATGATCGCGGACTCGCATCGCTGGACTCACCGTTACACGAAGCCCTACATCATCTGTTCCCAAACTCATCGGAGTCCAAGATAGTCAAGGCAGCGGGTACGCTTACTCGGTTGCTCTGGCAGACGGGCTATCGGCGGTTGCAGCGGTAAGCTACTTTACCTCGACCTCCCCGCGCTCAATTTCGTCAGCCCTGCGCTCAATCCACATCGCCACTGGATGCTTTGGATCTCCGTGTCGGCTAAGTCTGCCAGCCACCCACCGCAGCACCGCCGCATCCCGCTGGCGGCGGTCGCCACCGCAGCAACCGCAGGAGGAATCCTTGTGGTAGTTCGCCAGCAACTTTTCCAGTTCCGCGATGCGCTCCTTTGCCTTTACCCAGTCGGCGCTCCTTTGCTGATATTCAAACTTCCAGTGCCGCGCCTCATACTCGGCATCTTCGGCGCGTGCCTGTAGCTTGGCGGCTTCTTCCATGAAATTGTCGCTCATTCCTTTCCCTCCCTATGTTCGTTGTTATGACACTCCTTGCAAAGCACTTGCAACCTATCAGGATTGACTAGCACCCGCTCATAAATCATATCAGCCACGCCATCCCAATTTATGCCGTCCAAGTGATGCACCGTTATTTTGACTTCCCTGCTTTTCGCCACGCTGCCTTTGCGGTGGCATCTCTCGCAAGTATTGTGCTCCCGTTTCACAGCCGCAGCACGTTCACGCGAGCGCAACCATAGCTGACGGATTGCGTTCTTGATCCTACTGCGCGGCGTGTTGGGTTTGCGGCGGCTCACAATTCCTCCCACTTCCCAATCGTGCGGAGAAACGCCTCGCACAACGCTGTTGGTAGGCTTGAGTTTTCAATTTCAAAGTCGCCGTGCTGCCGATGTGACGCGCTGACATACCACAAGCAATGATGCGGGGTAATCTTTACATGCCATCCAGCCTCGTGCATTTTCTGTCCAAAACATTCAGCGGCGTTGAGGTCGTTGGGGTAGTCGGGGATGCCTTGATGCCCGTTTGTGAATCTGGTTTCTTCTATTGGTGTAGTAACATAACGGAGTCCGGGCTGTGGGCATGGTTCAATCTTCCACCCAAGCGCCTCTGCGCACGCTATCCTTATTCTCTCGTCAGTCATCTCATTCCCTCCCTTTCAAAGTTCTGCCCCTGCCGGTCAGACTCGCTGACCGGGCGCGTGTTGGTGTTATTCTCTAATTGGTTTTCGGCCATTATTGAATCACGCTCAAGGGCATAGTGGTTACTTCAAACCGTGGTCAAGTTTCCAGATGGCAAGTGCGTGGTAGAACTTGCTCCACGCCCGCTCTAAATCTTCCATGCTGTGCTCGGCAACGACCACCTTTCCGTCGTCAATCCCGACAAACACATTCACGCACCGCACCGGCCACAATCCCAAGCCGTGCGCGTAGGCTGCCAACTGACAGCGGTGTTCATCGTATGCCAACTCCTTGTCAGTCTTGTCGCCAAGTACGTCCTTTGTCTTGAAGTCCACGACTGCAAAGGCATTGTGCCAATCCACCTTGCCGCCAAAGCCAAGCTCATGCGCGAAGCTGTGTTCAGCCCTGCCCATCGCCAGATCAATGCCAATGCCTTTCAAGCGCATGGAAATGAGTTCGCAAGTCTCAAGGCATGATGTTGTCTGCCCCTGTAACCAGCGTTCAATGTCAGCATGGAACTGCGTGCCACGCTCGGCGGCGGCAATGGCTTTCTCCTTTGCCTCCTGCTTGACGGCCTTGCGCCATTCCTCGTCTGTCAGGTTATCGTGCGGCATCGTTGCTGCCGACATGAGCACCTGATCCTGTTTCCAGTTCTCAAGCCCTGGCGCGGCCATAACCTTCAACACGGTCGTCACACTCGGAACCCACCCGTGCTTCTTAGCTTCCCGCCATGTGGTAGGCTTGGTTTCGCCCTTTTTGTTGGTGTAGGTGTACCGAGGTTGTCCGTCTTTATCGTACCAGTGAGTTGAGTCGCTAGCGTAGTTTTTCTTTTCGCCATTGCCTGTCATAAGAAAGTTTGCACTCCTTGCAGTAGGTTTGTTTTGGTTTGCCATATCTTTTGCCGTTATGCTTACCAAAGCATGATAACGGCAATATTCTTCCACACGGTTTGCACAGATAAAAACCGTCAGGTATATCCCTTTGCGCTCCTGACGAATTTTTACCAACCTCAATCCACCTTACATTTTCAGGGATATATCCAAGCGATGGCACAATGCGGTCTAAAGAGGGGCGTTTGAAATTATCTGGCCTATTGTTTTCAGCCCATCGTATAAAACTGCGCCTTGTGAACAAAACCCGAAGTCCTTCATAGGTTGGATAGTTCCCATTTCTATTCCTCACTCTCTGCATGATGCTGTCAAACTTAGTGCCAGCCCAACACCTGAAACATTCCTTGCCGATGTAAACCGGCTTCTTACAGCAACCGTTGTTACAATGGGGCTTGTCACTCATTCCAGTTCAACCTCCGCTTTCGTGATCTTGTCGTTCTCTACGGTACAGACGAGCACAAGCTCGTCCTTGTGCGCTTGGACAATCCTGCCGGCCAGTTGCGGGTCGTGGACGCCTAAGATTCTGCGCTCTGGATCGTCGCAAAGCCTCACTGTCCAGCCATGCGCTCCCACACTCCACACACAGCCACGGATAATCTCCACGCCTTTCGGCAGCTTCGGGGCAGGCTCGGCGGGCTTGGCAGGAGCAGCACGGCGGGCGGGTTTGTGTTTCAGGTTGCTAAGGCTCATAACTTCATTTGCTCCTTTGCCAGTGACAGCGCACTTCTCGCCGCTTCCATCTTGGCGTGCAGTACGTCGAACCGTGCAATGTGTTTCTCGGCAGTCGCGTATTGCACGGCCAATTCTTCCAGTTCCCGACGATACTCAGGAGTGGCGCGGGCGATGGTTTCAGCAGCAGTGGCAGAGTGTTCAGCCAGTAACGGCGCAACAACCCTTGCAAGTGCTACCTTGCGAAGTTCACCGTTGTATTCCTTGACCTGCTTGGCTGTCGCAACAGCCGCCACCATGCGGGACATTTCACCCACTGTTTCATCCAGTCGCCGCGCCAACTCCATGAGATCGTTGTTATCCATGTGCCACGCTAAAAAGGGATGGAATCTCCGTCATCTTCCACTGGCGGCTCGTCTTCATCCCGTGGCGCTCGCGGCCCGTCACTGTCCTGCTCGGTCGGTGTTGTCCATTCCTTGCACTGACAGATCACGTTCTGCAACCACTCGGGCAACGCTTGGAAGGTGGCGTTCTTGCCCTGTTCAATCTCGTAGAACACGGGTTCATTCTTGAGCGGGTCGGGTGCGTTCATGGCTTTCGGCAACGGCGTAACAGCCTTGACGTTGGCGTAGGTTTTCGTGCCGTCCTTGCTTTTCTCATGCGCCACCGTCACAAGGCACGCCACTGTCAGGAGCTTGCTGAGTTGGAAACCCTCAAGCTCCTGCTCGGTAAACTTCTTGCCGCGCCAAGATTCCAAGACATGGCGCAGATTGGCCTTTTCGGACAGGCTTGCCGTGAACCGTGCCGATACTGTGAACGGTCGGCCATCTTCCATCGGTTCGTCGGTGAGTTCCCAGCCAATCAGCACTTTTGGCTGATGCTTTTCAGCGCCCTGCCATGTGACTGTCTGTGTGCCGAGGTCAATCACGCGGTAGCAACGCGCTCGGTGATTCCCTGCTGGCGGCAGTTGAAAATCACCGCCACCACTGTTTTTTACGATTAGGCTCATACTCTACTTTCCTCCCTTTTTGGTTTGTTAGTTAAATTGTTGCGCGATTTGCGTGACGCGCCCCACGCACTCCTACTTGCATTGACTGACTGCTTGACTGACTGCCATCTGTTTGTCGTTCGTTGCGTTCGTTGCCCTTGCGATTACGTTTCGGGTTATACCGTACTCCGTTGCACGTTATCGGGCGTTCGTTGCGTTCGTTGACGTTGTAGGACTGACTGCAAGACTGACTGCAATGCTTTCGGTCGCGGCGTAGCGACTACGATTGTTCATTTGTCTCACCTCCTTTCAGTGCTTCAAACCCGTCACAGCTTTCAAGCCATACAGGGTCGAAATTGATCGGCCACATGAACCATCCGTGTTTGATTCCGCGCGCATTGGCGGTGATGTTGAGGCGCTTGACCGCCCCAGAACTGAGTCCGTTTATCAGCATCAGCGGAGACAACATCTGGTCGGCAGTCCCGATTTTCGGGTGCAAACATTCGGAGTGACCGTCAAGGACTAGCCTCCGCCGGTGTTTGCAATCATAGCATTTCAGTTTCATCATTCCTCCCGTTTTGTCATTTCGGTCGTTATCCACTTCCCGCATTCCGCACATTCCAGATGCGTCTTACCCTCATCGCGCCCACGGCAGGTCGGGCAAACCCTTGACGGTGCGGTGCATCTCCGCGTCCCGTAATGCTTGCCGCGCACCTCGCCAGCGCCCAGACAGGTCGGGCAATCAGGCTCTTCGATAAACTGCGGGCAATCGCAGTCAGGGCATCGGTCGGTAGTCGTCATTCCTCACCTCTGAATCGCCTTTCAGCGGGTTTTCCTTGCGGTTTCACTGGCGCTTTACCCAGTCGTTGCAACATATACTCAGCTTGCAGTTGAAGCTCTTTGGCTTCGATGGTGTCCCGGTCTTTCGGGTAGTGATTCTCAAGCAAATACTCAATGCGCTTGATGGCCTTCTCAAGCTGGCCGCGATGGAAAGTGTCAATCAGTTCTGCCACGTGCTCCGGCAGTCGCATCTTCTGGATGTAACGATCCAAGCACGCACCGCAGCCATTCGGTTTCATCTGTCCAATGTGAGCAAGGCAATCCCGGTCAACCTGCTCCACAAAACCACGCTTGCACCACTGGCAGACCCACTGAATCTCTACGGTATTGTCGGTGGCGGTAATCATCGGTTCCTCCGTTTTTTCTCCGCGTCCCGCCTATCCAGTTCCTTCGCGTGATTCTCCATAGTTACCAGCCATTGCCCAAACTTCTGCGGATCGGTGGCTGTAACGAGGCTTTGCGGCGTACCAGCAAGGGCGTCTTTGTGACGCGCCCAACAGTACACACTATCAACCTGATGGGCTTTGTAGCCACGGCGTAGGAGTTCACAGAGTTGGCCGTGTACCTGCTGACGGTTAATGTCCAACGGAGCAAGCCCGAACCGCTCCATCCCTTTCCTGAGAAGGTCACGGGCAGCGGCCTGCTGGTCAACTGTCAGGGCAGGGAGGTCATCGGCATCCGTCGAAGGTATGCGGCTCGGCAATTCAACCCTGCCGGCATCCTCCCCCTGCACCCCCTCCTTGTCTTTGTCCTTGTCTTTGTCTTTGTCCTTGTCCTGTACCCTATCTGATAGGGTATCTGATAACCTATCTGATAGCCTATGGCGTTCAATCAGCTCCAAAACGTGGTTATGCGCTCGACACTCACTAGAAAGCCGCCCGTACTGGAACGCGATAAAGCCCACAATCCAAACTTTGCCGCACTCCAAAACCTGTACCCTGCCGTTGAAAGCCTGTAGGTCGCTTGCGCAGACTGGTTCACCGATTTGAAAACTTGCCAGCCCCCAATCAGCCTCCCAAACTCCTGCGGCATCGCACTTGTTACGAAGGTATTCCCACAGACACTTGTGCTTTAACGACAGTTGCCTGTACCAGGGTTTATCGTGCATTGCCGTATCCACAAATCGCTTTGCCATCGCTAACACTCCAAAGAAAAAGCCCCCACCAGCCAGAGAATGCAGTCGGCGAGAAGCCGATGCGTGCCGGATAACCGGCGGCCAGTGGGGGCAAATTCTTGGTTGTTCTGCATTCTCACCTTCAATTGTGGTGTCAACTACAGACGACCCACGGGTGAAAACCTGTCCTTTATCACAGCAACGTACCTCGCATCGTATGTAGGCTCCGCTCAAACTCGTCTTGTGCGGGCTGGCCGTGCTCGATAAGCCAATTCTCACAAGCCAGTTTCAACTTGTCCCACCGTATCCCGTCACGGTGGCCGCTCGGATCATCGCCAAGTACACCGCGCTTGCCGCTGAATTGCTGACAGGCTCCTGACATCATGCGAGTGCGGTATTTCATTGCCGCACCCCAAGCACGACAATGGCCTTGATCCAATAGTAGGCCGCGATAATCGTCGGCGTGCTAATGACAATCCCCCAAAAGACAGCAGCACCCCAAGTCATACCCTCGGCACGGCGGCGGTTGCGGTTCAACGTCTCCAAGTCCCAATCATCTTCTCGGCGTGATGTGCTCACTTTGCTCCTCCTTGTTGTGGGTTGACTGCATAAACGTAGAAAATTCCGTTGATGACACTGTGCAAGCAGTAGCCCTTTCGCCACACTTCCATGCGGGATTCAGCGTGTTTTAAGTTCTTTTGCATTGTCGGCAAGTCGGCTACAGTTAAACAGATAGCCATCAATGCAGCATCCCTCGCCGCATCCCACGCCGCATACCACGCCGCATACCACGCCGCATCCCTCGCCGCATTGCTCGCCGCATCCCTCGCCGCATACCACGCCGCATCCCTCGCCGCATACCACGCCGCAGCCCTCGCCGCAGCCCTCGCCGAACCCCACGCCGCATCCCACGCCGCATACCACGCCGCATCCCCCGCCGCATCCTCCGCCGAACCCCACGCCGCATCCCACGCCGCATACCACGCCGCATACCACGCCGCATCACCCGCCGCATACTTCGCCGCATACCACGCCGCATCCCCCGCCGCATTGCTCGCCGCATCCCTAGCCGCATCCCTAGCCGCCAAAATATTATCGGCGTAAAAAACCTTCCAAGATGGGTCGGCATTGCCGTCAGGCTTACACCACCGAAAATCTTTGAGCATTTCAATATGGCTAATCGTTCTAGCCCACCATTGCGGCGCTTCCACCTCTCTCAACAGCCGCGCCGCCCGACACACGCACTTGTCACCCTCCCAACCGCCGATCTCTTTAGCCTCGGCCTCATAAACAGTCATGCCGAACTTTGCCCAACGTGAATAAGGCGCTGTCGTTAGGTGGATGCCGCGTGAGCAGATACGCAACTCCCCGCTGACGGTTTGCCATTTGCCGGGCTTTCCGTTTTTTGGCAATGACCACTTCATATTTCCGCCATGACAGGACTTGCCATCGACAAGCACCTTGTAAAGCGTGTTCATCTTCTCATCTTCTCCGGGTCGTCACAGTGACCTCCGTTGGTTGTGGTTTGGTTTGCGAAAGTATTGCGCCCGCCGCGTGAATCCTTACCCTTTCGGGTGTCTAGGTAGTCGCTAGCGCCTTCACGCGCTTCGCCCTGCTGCAAGCCAGCCGTCGCCGGCTCATCGCCATTGAAGCACGGGCTATCGGTCGGCACAGACACGGACGCAAAAAGATTGCAGGCGAGCGCGGCGTTACTGCGCACTCGTGCCGCCCCGATAGGCAATCGCTTGCCTAGTGGCTTTAACGCCACCGCCTGAGTGCTTGCTTTCCCGCCTGCAACTGAAAACAACCCCGCTGGTGAGTGAGTGTTTGGTCGCTTGGTTTTGGGAACAAGGATTGCGGTGGAGAAGCACCGCATCGCGGGGTGTAGAGTTGCTACAGAAATTGCGTATTCAGTTGATTGTTCACCATGCGCCCTACAGGGGTGAACTCCTGCCCCAACCGTTGACGTTCTCATATCAGGTTAAGGAGTTCACCCCCTCCCGGCGGTTGAACCCCTCAACGACATTGGAAATAGAGCAGGCGCGGGCACTCGGTAGGTCTGTGACAACGCTCTGAGTGTTTAGCCCCGCGCCTGCAAAGTTGGTTTGATTCAGCGTTGTCACAATTTCAACCTAGTGAATCCGTTCTTCTGTTTCAAGGATTATTTTCACGACAGCACCATTTTCTCCGCCTCGGCGCGGCTGTGCTCGCTCAAGACGTGCGCGTATATCCGCAGCACGATGGAAGGGTCCCGGTGCCCCAGCCATGACGATACGACATTCGGCGGCACGCCCCGGCGTAATGCTTCGGTGGCAAAGAAATGCCGGAACGTGTGATTGGTGAACCTCGGGAAGCCGCCCATAAGTCGCGCAGCATCCAATCCTTTCTTGGCCGAATTGACGGAGAAAATATAACCTGTAGTCGTCAACGGACGCAAGCGTTCCAGAAGTTTCCGGGCGCTCGGGAACAACGGGGTCCGCAGGTCATCGCCGTTCTTGCGGTCGCGGAACATGATCTCGCCCCGCTCAAAGTCGATGTCGTTCCAGAGAATCAACCGGGCTTCCGAGACGCGGCAACCGGTAGAACCCATAAATTCCACCAAGTCCGCCTCACGGGGAAACTTGTTCTCGCGGAGCCATTGCAGGATCCGCCCATAAGTCGCCATGTTCGGTACTTTCAAATCCAGTTTCCCGACCCGCACCCTACGGATGATCGCCGCCGGGCAGGTCGTGTACCCGTCCCGCTCGGCCTCGGTCAGGATGGATTGCACTACCTGAGCCTCGATGTTGTAGGATCGCGGTTTCAGTTCGGCACTACGCCGCTTGCACCACTCGGAAACATCGTTGGCGGTGAGCCGGTCTAGCCGGCAATACCCGAACGCTTTTTCAAGCTGGAGCAGGACGTAGCGGTAGCGTTCCATCGTGCCGGGTTTAATGGTGGCTTCCCGGCGGGACAGCCAGAGCCGCCCATAAGTGTGCAGCATCATCGGTTTATTTGTGGTGGCAATCATTTCAGTCCTTTCACGGTTTTTCGGATTCTCCCGGCTTCCGCCAGAAGTTCCCGGTTGCGGTCGGTTCGGCGCGAATTGCTTTCCTTGTCGTTGTACTCCGCCAAAGCCACGGCCATGTCCTCGATCAGCTTGATGATTTGGGATTGTGTGTCGCTCATATCTCGACCCCTTCCCGTGAGAGTTCTCGACCGAGTTCGATGATCTTCCGCAATAGCTCACGTTCCTCCGCCCCGACCGGCAGCACGCCCCGCTTGCCTTGCAATCCGATATACTCAAAAAGAGTACGGATTAACAGGCTGGCGGTTTCCTCGACGTGTTCCGCAGTCGGTGGGACGGGTTCTTTCAGTCCCGCCACGGCGTCCGCTATGCCCTTGCGGTGATGGGCGGGCGGTCGCCAGGGTTCGCCCCGGCTGGCGGGATCGGCGCTCGGCTCGGGTTCGCCCTCCATAAGTTTGCGAAACTCAGGGTTACGCTCCAGCACCGTCCCGCTCATTCCGTGGATACCTTGCAGTTCTTTCAGTGGAATGCCCATGTCTTTACCTTTCCCGCCACCACAATGCCCCGCGTTGCGCGTATTAGCCCCGTGGTGACGTTTGTTTGTTGTTCGGGTGTCATAACCCAGTTCTAAAAATCCCCGTCCCGCCGGTCGATGTTGCGCCATATTTAGCCGCAGACAATCGGCAAGGTCGGCGCACCGGCGGGAACGGGGGGAATTGTGTTGTGGTTGTGAACATCGTTACCTTGTGAGTTGGGCTATTCCCCTCCCGTGGCTTTGGCGATGGCTCGCTTTGCTTGGTCGTAGTTTACCGCCTTGCAAAGCCAATTATGCGCCCCGCATTGCGCGGTCGTGTCCGTGTGCATTGCGTCAATAGCTTCCACCACATCCCGCAATGCCGCCAAAAGCTCAGGAGCAGCGGCTATTAGTCGCGTGTTGGCAATGTGTTCCTCGCGAAACAGCATACACGGGATCATGTCGGCAACTTGTTCACCCTTTGGCCCGTACACAATCGGCCCCGGTCTCATTCCAATATGCCACGGCCCCGGCGTATGTTGCGCCTTATGTTGTCTTGTTGTCATCTTGTACCTTTCCGAGCCTGTAGGCTCTACGGTTAGCGTCATGCTAACCCCTGTAGGGTGCCGGCAGTGTTACCCGCCGGCACCGTGGCAGGGGCTAGTTCAACCGTATCGGCATGATAACTTCCAACTGCGCTACATTGTCCGCCACCACAACGCCAGGGTCACGCTCATCGTCACCCAGCCGCAACTCGATTTCCTCGCAGTCGTGACTTTTCACGGCATCGGCTAGGAAATTCGGGTTGAAAGCAATCACGCCCGGCACTTTGCCGGTTATCGTGACTGCAATTTCCAGCTTGGCGAAATCGGCATTCTCTCCCATGACCGTCAACTCGCAGCAGTTGGAGAATGCCAGCTTCACGGTCGGGGCTTTTTGGGAGCATAGCGGCAGCAGCGTTGCCAGCGCCCCGAGCAACGCCACGCGGTTAAACCGCGCAACGCCCTTGTGCTCGGTCGGAATCACGCACTGATAGTTCGGATATTGCCCCTCGATCAACTTGGTCCTGATTTCCACCGGCACAATCACAGCCTTTTTGCCTTTCCCCGTGATTGTCTCGAAGGTGAACTTGGCGGCATTGCGGACTGCCACAAGGTCCACTTGCAACTGGACCAAGCCGGTGCCGGTTAGCAACGCCAAGAGCTTTTCAACCGTATCGCTTGGCAGAATGATCGAAAAGTTTTCACCCCCCGAACAAACCGTGTCGAAATAAACCAAGCGCCGGCCATCGATGGCAACGGCGCGCAGTTGCGTGTCTTTCCGTTCCAAGTAAACACCGTTCAAGACAAACCGGGTTTCGTCGTCGCTTTGCGCGTGTTGAACCCGGCGGAGCAAGTTCGCCAAATCAGCTTGAGGGATTGTCATTTCCCGGCTGGGTTTCAGCTCCGGTTCAACCGGATAATCCGCCGCCGCAAACGTGTCCGCCGCCATTGTCATTACCCCGCTGGCAATGCTCATTCGGAGTGGGTCCGCCGTGTCTAACGTCACGACACAGTTACAGCCCTTAACGGCATCGGCTAGGCGCTTGGCGTCAACGCAAGTCGCGCCAGGGTCCGCCACGTCCGCCGGCAGTTGACCAGTTAGCGTGCAATCCAAGTCCGTTGCTTGGAATTGCATTGCGCCATTAGTGGCGGTCATGCGAATTGCGCCAAGGATCGGCAGGACCGGACGGCGCTCGGCGAACCGTTTACCAAGCACGGCCATTGCCGCCATGTTTTGAGTTGTCATCGTTGCTTTCATCTGTTTGACCTTTCCGCCCATATTTGGGCTGTTATCGTGTTCGGGACCATCCCGGCCACGCTTGCCGGCACTGGCAACTCAGCCAATGCCGGCTGGCGCGACGGCGGGCTAGTCGTTGACAACCGCTCGGGCTACTTCCTCCGCCGCGAACCACGCCAAGGCATTGGCAACTTGTGTGTCATCGTCTGTCAACCGTCCACCGTAAAGGCACCGGCTCACACTGGGCAACCACTCCCGCTTGGCTTGTTCCAGTTCGCGCTTTTGTTGTTCGGTTGTGACGCATACGCCACGCGAACCGCCAAGGCAGTTGAACCCAGCCACCATATCCGCCGGGTTTTCCCCGAGATCATCCGCCATGCGGTTTACCAGGTCCACAATGTCGGGCCGATGGGCTTTAAAGAATTTCACCGTATCAGCGTAATAAGTGAACCCGCAAAACCCGCCATCGACGCCATAGTTGGCGATGTCCCGGCAGCTTTCCCGGGCGTCATCCCCTCCGCCAAGCTGGAGTAATACGGCCCGAATAAGCCGCGTAGGTATACCGGATCGCTCACTGATAATCTTGATTGTCTCGTGTTGTGTTGTCATCGCATTAACCTTTCCGCCCCTAGGGGCATTGTCTGTTAGTGTTTACCATCCGAGCGGGTATTGCTACCCGCTTTCGCCTTTCGAGGCTCTTCAGGGATGGACTAGGTTTGGCTATAAGCCAGCGATTCAATCGCCTCGCCCACCGCGTCACGTGCTGCTGTTTCAGGGTCGGAGTCACGATACAAGGCGACCTGTCCCCAGTGGGGAAAACTATATGCCCCACCGGTGAAAGACGTGTCCCCCGTTTCCCATCCCCAGTTCCCGTCATCGTCAATTCCGATTGTGACCAGCATCGACGGGCCGTCGTCGTCGTCACTGTCATCGTATGCGCGGCAATCATCATCTATGCTGGGAGTCAAATCACGCATGAGTTCGGTCACTGCTTGAACCAGATCATATTCCATCGCGTCAAGTTGCGCGTCTGTTAGCTTGGTTTTCATCTGTTACCCTTTCTTGTGTGTTGTGTTACTTGGTTTCGAGTTCCGTTAGGCATTCCCGAGCGGATTGTTGCGCGTCAGCGATGGACTGGGATTGACGATCCGCTAAAACATAGAATTGGCTTTCCTTGCCGTTCAATGTTTTACCATCAGCCCATGTTAGACCGATGCAATTCCCATTATGGCACCGGATAAACCATTGACCCAAAGAATCAAGAATCACAGTATAGGCTGGACTAGCCCAATGGACCCGCTTGCCATCTGTTACAGCTTTTTGGATTTCCTGAAGTGTCATCGTTTTACCTTTCGCTGATTGTTGATTGTTCACTACAGCACAATGTATAGCATCCACAGTGCCAACACTACCCCACTGTTGACCATCAACATGTTACGCAATACTGCGAACACAATTCACTGACATTGTGTCGCGTGTTTTCACTCTAGTTTCCATAACCTACTCCAAACACTACACTTGCAACATTGCCAGCTTGTCAGAGGTTTGTCATTCTGTCATGTATTGACATTGTAAAGACACTAGGCTATCTTCCCGTCATGCCACGGAAACGCAATCCTCCAGGTTCAACGCTAACACGGACCGCAACGCCAAAGGAAACACGTATCCCCAAGACACAGGCCAAGCAGAAGTTTATCGAGGTACTCGGGAAAGTGTATGGCGTTGCAGTAGCAGCGGAGGCTATCGGTCGTGACAGGACCACGATGTACCATTGGCGAGCGGAAGATCCCGAATTCGCTAAGCAGTGGGACGCAGCCTTGGAATCCTGCCTTGACCGTATTGAATCCGTACACGTTGCCTCCGCACTGGAACCAGGTCCTAGCAACATCTCCCGCATTCACGCACTGAAGGCCAGACGCCCGGCACAGTGGAATGAGGTTCAGCGTCAGCAAGTCGAGCACGTCAACCAGCCAATCCTCCCAGCCTACGCTAACCCCGGCCTTAGCGAACTCGCCGCCGCCGCCGCAAAACTCCTACTCTCAGGCCAACTCGTGCCCAAAGGCGACAAGGCAGACCAGGCAAAGCCCGTGCTGGACATCGACTCCCAGGAACCCACCACCACGTAACCCATCGACCTACCCACCGTGCTACAGCCAAGCCAACAATACCGGCAGCGTAGCCTTTGACGCGCTGGACTACAGCTTAGCAGAGTGACGTGGAGCTGGTACTCATGGACGCCCCCGCTCACGCCACCGGTGCCATCCCTGCCAGTAACCCATTGCTACCGTTAACCCTGCCACTGAATGACGTATTCAGTTACACCGTCCGCATCCTGTCACAACTTGAGCTTGGGCAACGCTGTCCTTCACGCCCTCTCCCAAAAAATTCAGTAAAAAGCGATAGCGCTGTAACTACGGTACTGCTGTGTGGCGATGTAAGTGTGTGGTGGCGAGTTGCTTTGGATACAGGACTTCCCTAGCAAGAAGCCCTGTTCGACAGCGTTATACCAATGAGTTGAATTGGTGTTAGCTTATCGACAGACAGGCAAGCTCGCGGGTGGCAGGGCTTGAACTGAACCGAGACGATCTCCAAAGCAAGAGACACTGGCGGCAACCCTATCGTGTCTGATGTTCGTCAAGGTGCTTGGGGTTTCCCCCGTTGCGGTATCCGTGCTTGGTGTTGGGCACGTTTTCACCTGTCCTGGGCCTCCCCCACTTAGGTTGTAGCCTGTTGAACCTACAGGAGAGCAACCGGAGGGCCGGGCTTGGGTGTGCATCGTTGCGATTTCACGACCTGATTCAGTGGTCGAGGCGTCGTTATTCACTCCGCTTACACGTTTGTCTGCGTGTGCCAGTGAGTCGGCTTTGGACTGGCAAATAGGTCGAAAATGGTTTCGTCCTTGTTTAAGGGACTTCTTGCGCTGTTTCTTGATATGGTTTTTCAGCGTACCCGGCTTTGTCCTGCAAGTGCGTTGGACGTACCAGAGAGCCTTTCTGCGTCTGTAGTCGATCCAAGCCTCGCGGTTGTACTGGGATTGCTTTGTGGCGAGGTTGTGCTCGGTCTGCAATGCCTTGTCGGTTGCTTCCTGAACCGAGCCATTGAAGTTGTCTCTGCGATGTATCTTGTGAATGTAATCGTGGCAACTGCGGCACAAGGCCATGAGATCGCCCATGCTTTCATTGCCGAGCCGTTCGTAGGTCTTGTGGTGGACATCCAGAAACTTGAAGGTGCGGTGGCAGCACTCACATTGGTTGCGATTCTTGCGTCTGCCGTGGAGGTATTGGATGCGCTTTTGCCGCCAAGCATCTGAATTGATGTACCGCTGGTAAAAAAGATCGCCGCCAGAAGGTGAACCCTGAGTCGAGGCATCTGGCGGCACTTCCTTGAGTAGCTGGGTGCTCATCCCTGCCACGGCCTTTGTGGGGCTTGGAAGCTGTGAAATTATGATTGAGTTCACGATGCTGACTTTACCATGTCTTTACAGCGTGTCAAGTGGGTTGGCAGAAAAAAATTGAAAAAGGGGAGACGTAAAGTGCTTGAAACAGTAAGGCCAAATTGGTATGGTGTGGGTGTGGCGATGCAAACGATAGAATTCAGCGGCGGGAGTGAGCCGCTGCTGACTTCTAAATCCAAAACAACCGGCAACCGCTCACTCCGTTCGCTGGACTGATTGGTGGCAACTTATGGAAATAGAACAACTGCAAAAAGACATCAAAGACGCCGAAGCCAAAGTGAGAGACATACTGCGTGCTCTCGATGAGAAATACTCAAGCACCAAAGAAATGCCGGTTCGTGGTGTGTCCGTCCGCCGGTGGAATGGAAGCAACGAATTGTCTGGGCCGATAACAGGAGTGACGATTTCGGTCAGTATTTGCTAACAGCTTCGCTAACCCGCCTTCTCCACATATTGCCCACGTAGGCATCGTAAAACTTGCTTGCAAAGCCAGTACGGTAGTGGTATAGCATCTCTCAGATGGTATTTACAATGTCCATACACGGCAGAGGGAAGCGACCATGAATTTCTTGAGTGGGTTACGGGAACGGCGGGAATTGCGTCGTGCTCGGGCGGCGTCGGAGTTGGCGAGGTTGGAGGTGCAACGGGCCAAGGACGAGGAATTGCGAATGGTGATCTCGGAGGCGCGGAACATCTTCAACGTGGATGATACGGGGGTGTTGTTCGACCTCTACAATTACACGACCGGGGATGCGATTGACGAGGGAAGTTTCCTGACGATGCAACGGAACGCATACCAAGCGTGGGCGACCGATGCGTATGCCGGTGGGTGGATTGAGGCGATGGTTCGGATGGTGGTTGGACGGAACTGTTGGTTGAAAGCAAGGGATGAAGATACCGAGACGCAGAAGGTGTTGGATGCGTTCTGTGCCGGGTACGAGAAACCGGGCGGGAACGGGCAGCGGGAATCCAGTTGGCCGGTGTTCGCGCAGGAGTTTGCCCGCCGAGCGTTCCGGGACGGGGAATCGATTGTGCGGAAGTTTGTGAACCCGATGAACGGGCACATCTACAAGCGGTTCCTGAACCCGATGTGGATTAAGAGCGGGGCGGGGTACGACCATCGGGCGAGCTTCGGGATTATCACCAGCGACAACGACATTGAAACGCCGTTGACGTATTTGTACTGGCCGTGGAACGGGAACAGTTACACCACCCAGCCGATTCGGATTGACGCCTCGGAAGTATGGCATTGCAAGCTGAACGACAGCGATGCGAAACGGGGCCGACCGGTGATTCTCAGGGTCATTGGGGATTTGGTCGGGTTGAACAAGATTATGAAGTCCCGCGAGAAACTGATATGGTTGCGAAGCCAGTTCGCGGTGGAAAAGATTTATGACGGGTCCAGTCCCGATTTGATTCGGGCAAGCCATGAATCGGCTCGGACCGGCAACAGCACGGATAGTACCCTGAAAGAGTCCGCGCCAAATCCCGGCAGCATCGCCCGGCACAGTGCCAACGTAAAGTATGAGTTCAAGACGCCGAACTTGCAGGCAATGGATGTCGATGTGGACATCAAACGCCGGCTGGAACGGATGTCGGTGGGGATGGGTTTGAGTTATTACGTCGCGTCCGGGGATATATCCGCCAACACGTATGACAGCGGGGAACTGGCGGAAAGCCCGATGCTGGCGACGATTTACTCCTACCGCGAGATTTTCGGTCAGGTCTTTAGTCAGATCGGGGCCGCTGTTCTACAAGAGGCAATCGACAAGGGGGAATTAAGCCGCAACAGTTTTCGCACCGAGTTGGATGGTGCCAAAACCACCGTTCCCCGAACCACCGAGGTTATCGTGGATTACCCGAACATTGCGCCCCGTGATTTGGAGAAGGAAACCCGGAGCTACATCCTGCAAGCCGCCCAACGCTGGATTAGCGACCGGACGGCGCAGATAAAGTTGGGACTGAACCCGGAAGAAGAAAAAGCCCGCATCGTCATGGAGACGGAACGGAAACGGGAACAGGACGAACAAGACGATTGGATGAACGATGCCGAGTTAATGGCGGTGGCTGGGAACGGTACCGGCTTGGAACGGCAGGCGGAACGCGGCACGGGCGGGAACGGACAGAACGGACAGAACGGAAAGAAGGCGGGTTCGATGCGTATGAACCGACCGGCAAGGAGCCGTGCAAAGACAAGTTGAGTGCTGTGGGGCTATACGAGAAGTCGTGGCGCGAGACCGCGATGTGCCGTCGCGGATCCCACCGGACGAGAACCGGCGTAGCTATCTTCGTTACCTGAGAGAGAAAGACAAGGAAGCCTTGGACGTGTTGGCCCTGTTGTACGCGGCCTTGGCAGCGGCAATGGCGGGCGGGGCGGGAGCCGATGGCCGGCTGGACCTGATTGATTTGCGGGGGCTGGAAAACCGGGTCAACGGCACGTTCCGGGTTTACACCGCTCGACTCGCGGACGTGGCGACGGGCGGACTAAGGAGGGTGATTGATCTTGGCGAACAAACCATGCTCGATACCATGCGTGCCCAGTTGGGGGCAACACAGGCGGGACGCCTGTTGCGTGGCTATGATTCGGTGGGCGGTCAGACTCAATCATACGTTGCTGAAATGGGCACACGCCATGAGCCGTTGGCTGATTGGATTCAGCGCGTGGCTGGGGATGCTCGGTCTAAAGTGCTCCGTGAAGTGCGTACAGGCATTGTGCAGGGAGAACAGGCCACCAATGTCACCAAGCGTATTCGTGGAGTCATTACCGGCGAAGTCGCGGGGGGCGGTCAAAGGCCGAAAGAATCGTTGGCGGTCAACGTCCCGCGAGCCATCGAAACGGAGTACGCCGGCGCGTTCGCGGAAGCGCAGAAACGTGTAGCCGGCAAGTTCAAGGATGTGTTGGTCGGGTTCCGGTGGTGGTTGTCGGATCGTCATGTGGTGCCGGACATCTGCGACCGATACTCCGGTCAACTCCTGCGGTTGGGGTCAAAGGATTTGCTGAACTTCCCGCCCCACCCGAACTGCCAGTGTTTTTTACAACCCGTATGGGAGAAAGCGAGTGAACGGTGAAGATTTGTTTTGTGGGGAACTTTGAACCGCCTAATTCGACCGAGAACGATTTGTTGTGGACGCTGCGGGACATGGGCCATGAAGTGTACCCGAAACAGGAGAACCGCGCCCCCGGGTCGAACATCATCCTGACCTGCCGTCAATGCGATGCGATGTTGTGGGTCCACACGCACGGCTGGGAAACACCGGGCGGGTCGAAGGCGATGCTGGATGGCGTCAAGGAGACCGGGTGCCCGACCGCTTCGTTTCACTTGGACCTGTACGCGGGACTGCCACGGTCGAGCATGGTCGAATCGCACCCGTTCTTTCGGACGGACTACTTTTTCGGCGTGGATGGTGGAAGCCAGGAATGGTACACGAACAAGGGCATCAACCACGTTTACACCCATGCCGGCGTCGTGAAACGGGACTGCTATTTGGGACAGTCGGATACGAAGTTCTGTGACGTGGCGTTTGTCGGGAGCGGCACGTATCACGAGTCGTGGCCGTATCGGAAGAAGCTGCTGGAATGGCTGGCAGCGACGTATGGCAAAGGTTTCCGGCACGTTGGCAACCCGAACCCCGGTTTGCGCGGGGATGATCTTAACCAGTTTTACGCGGGATGCAAGGTGGTGGTTGGGGATACGTTATGCCCGAACTTCGCCCACCCCGAGTATTGGAGCGATAGACCGTATGAAGCTCTTGGCCGGGGCGCGTTTCTCATCATGCCCTACGTGAAAGGCATGGAGAAAGATTTCACGGCGAACGAGCATCTGGTGTTCTACGAGTTCAACGATTGGGACGGGCTGCGAACGAAGGTCGATTATTACCTGACCCACGACGACGACCGGGAGTTGATCCGCCTGATGGGACATGAACACGTAAGAAAAAATCATACCTACCATAACCGGATGGAAACGGTCGTGGAAACACTGAGAACCCACGCATTGAAGGCAACCTATGTCTGAGAATCGAATCATCTGGATGTGTGGTGGCGCGGCGTTGCGCTGGCGCAAGTTTGGCGGGGCTGGCAAACACGAGTTCCGCATCGGCGGGGAACGGGTGATCGACCGGTCGGTGCGCTTGTTGTCGGCGCAGTTCCCCGACTGGAAACGCTACATCGTCAGCGACAGTTTGGAAGTCGAAGGTTGTGACCGGGTTCCGCCGAGACAGAGAACCTACAACATGGACAAGTTCACATCCAGCTCTACGATTTGGCGTGAACCCGGCACTACCCTGATGGTCTATGGCGACGTATTCCTGTCGCTGGATGCGGCAAACCGGATTCGCGAACTGGCGAACGGTGACAAATACCGCTGGTTTGTGAATCGTCAGGCTGGTGAGGTCATTGCGTTCTATCTGCCGGATGGATTGCGGGAGGATGCGAACGCCAAGTTCGATTTCCTGCGGAGAACGGAAGCGAGCGGTATGCACTACGGCGGTGGGTGGCGGTCGATCCGGTATTTCGTGGGACTGGAGCCGGAAGCGCCCGAGGGTGAGTATCTGCTGGACAAGATACCGAATGACGAGTTTTGCGTGGATATATCCGGTGTCACCCGCGACTTCGATACACCCGACGACTTGGTGTGGTGGCTGTTGCCATTGGCCGAGGAAGAACTAAAACGGAAAGGCGAACTATGAGCGATAACTATGCGACGTACATCACCCCGAGCGGACACAAGATGTTGGTTCGGACATCCAAGTTTGCGAATTGCAGTGATGACCTGATTATCCGCGAGCAATGGATGGAGAACGTGTACCGGCTGGACCCGCAGACATTGGGCGGGACACGATTGATCGTGGACATCGGTTGCAACATTGGCGGGTTCGCCATCTTTGCTTGTTCCTGCGAGCCGAATGTCAGGGTGGTGGGGTTTGAGCCGGAAGAAGAAAACTACCGGATGCTCTGCCGGAACGTGGAAGAAAACGGGCTGGGCACAAGGATTGAAGCGCACCGGTACGCCGTTGGGAAAGCGACGGGTGAAGTCACGGTGAACGCTTTCCAAGCCGGGACATGGGTGGACGGCCAACCCTCCATCCATGCCGGCACGGCGCAGATCGTCCCGAACCAAGGCGGGAGCCGGGTGTTGGACACGATTGAAGTCAAACCCAAGGGCTACGCGCCCAAGTGCGAGACGGTGCCGTGCATCACGTTCAAGCAAGCGTTGGACATGGCGTGCGGGGAAGGGAAAGGCTGCGATTTCCTCAAGATGGATTGCGAATGGAGCGAGTACGACATCATCGAGAGCGCCAACCTTGAGGATATGTACCGGTGCAAACACATCGCCATCGAGACGCACACGATAGACGAGCAACGGTTCGGGGCGTTCTTGGCGAAGCTCTGCCGGTCGCATCGGATTGAAGTGCTCGGTGGACACGCGAGCGGCGGGTATGTGTGGGGAACGAAACTGTGATGGCTGACAATGGAGTGGCTTGTTATGCGATTTGACGGAGCAGAATGTCCACGATGCAAAGGAACTGACTTCCGAGAGGTGGACTGCGGCCAAGACTCTTACGATGACGATATCACATGGACTGACACGATTTGTAACACCTGTGGGCTACGACACGATGGATGGAATGAGAAATGGTACACAGACATCGAGGAACGCACCGAGTATGAGGCTAACACGCCGTCGCCCGAGGCGCACGGCACTGTTAGCCGATTGATGCCATGAAAGTCAACGTCATCACCAACACGACGAACGGGAAAGGTCTGCAACGGGACGCCGAGATCATCCGGGAAGCGTTGGTGACTGCCGGCATCGAAGTCCGGTTGGCGCATTTCCTGAAACCGCAAGAAGCCGAGCCTGCCGACCTGAACATCTTCTGCGAGGTTATCACGGAAGAACACCTGAAATTGTCCAAGCGGAACTGGATATTTCCCAATCCCGACTGGTGGATGCCGCACTATGACGCCTTGCTCCCGCAGTTTGAGATGGTGTGTTGCAAGACGCGGGTGGCGCAACGGTTGTTCGCCAAGAAACATCATTCGGCGGTGTTCACCGGGTTCTGTGCGCGGGCGATGCTGGACAAGACATCCGGCAGGAAACGGACGTTTCTGCATTGCCCCGGTGAAAGCATCGTCAAGGGCACGAAAGCCGTTTTGGAAGCGTGGCGGGATTATCAGATTCAGCATCCGTTGACGGTGGTGCGGGGGTTCCCCACTGTCCGGGCCGAGATGCAACAATACTGGGTGGACGTGGAAAAGATGCTGCCGATCCCGAACGTGGAAGTCTTGGGACGTATCACCGACGAAGAATTGACCGCGTTGATGAACTCCAACATTTTCCACCTGTGCCCGTCCGAGACGGAAGGGTTCGGTCATTCCATCCATGAAGCCCTGAACTGCGGGGCGGTCGTGTGCGCGACGGATATTGCGCCCATGAACGAATGGCACGGCATCGACATCCGGTTACTGATCCCCGCCACGGCCATTCGCCAGCAGCGCATGGCAATCTGCGGGATGGTGCCACCGGACGGCATCAAGACGGTCGTGGACCGGTGCATGGACTTGGATTCCCGCGAGGTCTGCGCCATATCTGCCGTCGCCCACGAGTTTTCGTTGTGGGAACGGATGGCGTTTTACCGGGCGTTGTATCACCTGTTATGAGCGATAAACGCGAGGGGATGATTCGCGGCAAGAGCGGTATCTGGCTGGATGCCGAGTTGCAGGCGAAAGCCAAGGAACTCGAAGCCAACCCCGAGTTGATGGCGAGTCTGACCCCGCGCATGAACAGTTATTTCAAGCAACTGCCGTGGCCGAAACAATGGGCGGCATTGCTGTTAAATGGACAGGAAGGGCTATACGGCGGAGCCGCTGGACCGGGGAAAGTAGTTGATAAAGAAGGACTTGTGTTGACTCCGTTCGGATTCAAGAAGGGCAAGGACTTGAAAGTTGGTGATGCCGTCAACAATCCAGATGGTTCGGTGGCGCGAATCATCCAGATTCACCCGACCGTTCGACTGCCGGCGTGGTGGGTGCGATTCAGCGACGGTACACAAACAAAGGTTGCCGCCGATCACTTGTGGCTGGCGTGGCGTTCCGGTAAGCGCAAGAAAGTTTCCAATGGTGGCAAGTTCGGCATGGCGGCAGCGGAGATCGTCGAAACCCGCACGATTAAGGAGTGGGTTGACGAAGCCAACCGACAAGTCGAATGCGGAATCCGACCGAACTGGCCTTGCATTCCGGTGTGCAGCGAACAACCGTTTAACGTGACGCACCGGTATCCTTCGGTGTTAGACCCCTACGTTTTGGGCTTATTGATTGGCGACGGTTCGATTGTTGATGCAAATGCACTCACAATCACGACAGCCGATATTGATTTCATGTGCGCCGAACTAGACAGGCGGGGCCTTGAGTATTCAGTCATCGGCAAGCAGGAAGGCAATCATGCCGTATCTCTGAGGTTTCGCGGCGAGAGCCGCAAGTTGATTGCTGCTGAATTGGAAAAGCTCAAATTACTGGGAACGTACTCTGACAACAAGTTTATCCCGCGCCAGTTTCTATACGGGTCAATTGAGTCGCGCTACCAACTGTTGCGCGGACTAATGGACACGGACGGGCATTGCTGTGAAGAAGATACCGGCTATTGCACGATCAGCAGGCGGTTGGTGAAGGATATAATGTTTCTGATCCAAAGCCTGGGCGGTACAGCCACTTTATCCGAGAAGAATCCGACCTACACCTACAAGGGCGAAAGACGCAATGGACAGAAGGCGTACACGCTCTACATCAAACACCCCGACCAGACAAAGCTGTTTTCATTACCACGAAAACTCAAGGTCGCATCGAGCCGCGCCAGTACCCCGATGTACCGGCGGGTTGTGGGAGTGGAGGTTGACGGGGAGATTATCGGTAACTGCATCACCGTGTCTCACCCCAACGGTCTGTATCTCACAAACGACTTTATTGTAACGCACAATAGCTCCTACCTACTCATGGCGGCCTTGCAATACGCCGATGTACCCGGTTATTCTGCCGTGCTTCTACGTAGAACGTGGGCGCAGCTTTCACAGCCGGGCGGTCTAATCCCAAGATCGCAAGAATGGCTGGATGGCACGGGAGCCAAGTGGAGCGAGACGAAGAAGCTCTGGACGTTCCCCTGCAAGGACGGTCCACCAGCGGTACTCCAATTCCTGCACATGGAACACCCGACTGATATGTATAACCTGAAAGGATTGGAAGCCCAGTTTTTCGGGTGGGATGAGTTGACCGAGTTTGAAGAAGCGATGTATCTGTACGGGTTTTCACGGCTCCGCAAACCAAGATGCCCGATTCACGATTCCACGCCAAACACGCAGGATTGCGCGTTCTGCCAACGGAACCATAAGTTGATGGCCGTGCCCCTTCGTGTCCGTGCCGCATCCAACCCCGGCGGCATTGGACATGATTGGGTCAAACAACGGTTTGTCGAACAACCCAACACGCCGGACAGATTCTTCATCCCCGGCACCGTGTACGACAATCAGGCCGTGGACGCCGAGAGTTACGTCAAGAGTCTGCATCATCTTCCCATGATTGAACGGAAACGGTTGCTGGACGGGGATTGGAACGTGACGGAATCGGGGATGCTGTTTCGGAGAGACTGGTTCAAGGTGATCGACACCGCACCGGCCAACCTCGCTTGTGTGCGAGCATGGGACTTGGCGGCGAGTGCCGTGAAGAAAGGGCGCGACCCCGACTATACGGTGGGAGCCAAGCTGGGGATTGACGGGAACGGTATTGTGGTCGTGTTGGACTTGAAGATCATGCGGGACACGCCGTTGAACGTGGAGATGCTGGTAAGAGAGACAGCCGAGCGGGACGGGATTGAAGTGCCAATCTACATCGAACAAGAACCGGGTGCTTCCGGCAAGAGTTTGATGGAGCATTATCAAAGGAACGTCTTGCGGGGATTCGTGTTCAGCTTCGACCGGAACACCGGCAGCAAAGCGGCCAGAGCAAAACCGTGGAGCGCCTACGCCGAGGCGGGTCACGTGTGTATGCTGCGGAGAGACTGGAACACGCCGTTTCTGGAGCAACACGAGATGTTTAGCGGCAAAGCGGACGGCCCGCATGACGACATCGTGGACGCCTGTTCGCTGGCGTTCGCCCAACTGAAACAACCGATTGCAAGGCGTGAAAGTTTTTACAGCGATGATCTGAACGACTTGGACGCAATCGAACGGGAACTGGCAAGCACTTGGGGATGACATGAAAGTTACCATTGGAATACCGACCTACAACCGGGCTGAATTATGGCGAAAAGGCAAGCTATGGGACAGTCTCATGGACCAAAGCATTCTGCCCGATGAAGTCGTGATCGTGGATGACAACTCCAGCGATGAGACGGTGGAAGTCTTGTCCCAATTTGAGAAACCGTTTCCCGTGAGAGTGTTCAAGACGAACCTACCCAAGACCGGCAAGCACAACGATTCAGCGTTTGCCGATAACGTGATTTTCAAGGAGTCCACCGGGGATTGGCTGTTGCACGTGGATGATGACGGGTGGATAGATTACCGGGCGGTGGAGACGATACACAAGCTGTCGGCCTTGGGAGAGACGGCGTGGTACGGGAACATCTATTACGTCGATGCCGAGACAATGGAAGTCTTGGACAAGGATATCCGGCTGTCGATGGGCAAGATCACCGAGGACTACGCTTGGGGCGCGTTGTGGGCGGCTCCGTTGCCCCTGTTACGGCGCATTGGCGGGCATGAGGAACGCTGGATAGGCAAGTTAGGGTGCGATGCACGGCTTGGCACACGAATCGCCAGGATGGGCGTCAGACAGGCGTTCTATACGGGACCGGAGTTCCGGTTCTATCATTTCGGGCTGACCACGTGGCAATGGTACAACAAGACCAACCGGAAAGGTGAGGTTTACAAGCACTGGGTCGTACCGCAGCACGGCCAGATCGAAAGCCGACCTATCGTGAACGGCGGGGAGAAGTATTGGGCGCGGCTGACGGAGTACGTCGAGGCTTAAGCCTTCACAGCCATTCGATTGAGTTCAGCGATAATGTTATCCTCAAACTCATCGAGATAGGCTGCTGTGTGGAGACATTGGAAGCACTTGCAAAATCCTATTTCATGCCCAAGCAGCTCTCTGGCAAGTCGCAGATGATACTCGGTATCTTCAACCTCTAGGTGGGTTTCGTCATCCCACGTGAAGTGTTTCGCCATTACTCATCATCCCTTCCGCGCTTGGGGCACACTTCGCTGATCGCTTCAATCTGTTCTTCCGTCCACATCCAATCCTCGCGCCTGCCGAACTTGGCAACCTTGAGGCCAATCATCTGCGCCACGCTTTTGACATAGCGCGGTGTCACACCAACCCGCTCGGCAACCTGCCCGGTCGAATACAGTTTGTCCATGCACGAATCGTACCAGTACCAAACCAGTTTGTCAATTACAACCGATGCGTGTATTGGGTGTATTGACAATGTAAATACATAGGAGAGCTACGCATGGCAGACAACAAGCATTTTACGGCTGAGATTGCGGAGCGATTCGCGTTCGGCGCTGGTATTTCCGAGCGGCTGGACAAGGAGAAGGGGATCGTTCGTGATGTTGTCCTTTTTGCCCCCAAGATTGAGGACGGCGTTTTCGTGTCGGAATCCGGGCGAATGTATGCGCCTGAGTTCATTGGCAACGCCGCGCCTGCGCTTGAGGGCGCTTTATCGTTTCCCAAACACCCCGCCCGCAATAACGGCGGTTGGGAAGAAAGGGATGTGCGCGAAGCACTGGGCCGGATTCGGCGGGTGCGCGTGGACGGGAACAAGATTATCGGTGATTTCCATGTTCGGAAGGCGAAACGGGATGACGTGTTCGACCTGATCGAAGAAGCATGGGACACCATCGGTTTTTCACTGTTTGGCGATGGCATCGGATACCGGGACGCCAAGGGGCGCAAGGTTCTAACCGGCTTTGACCCTGACGTGAAGCGGAAACCCACCGCCGATTTGGTGGATTGCGGAGCGGCTACGACCAACGTGTTTGAGTCTGCCCCGCGTGAACTCAAACAAACCTCCGAGGAGAAAGTCATGGAGAAACAAGAAGTTGTGCAGATTACCGACGCCGACAAGGACAAGTTGAAGGCCGAGGTGATGGAATCGCTCAAGCCGCAGCTTGACCGAGTTGCCGCTCTGGAATCAGAGAACGCCCGTTTGAACCGCGAGGGGATCGTCCGTCAGAAATTGGCGGAATCTGCCTTGCCCGAAAAATACGTCACCAACGGTCTGCGTGAGCAGTTGATGACTTGCGATGAAGCCAAGATCACCGACTTCATCAAGGAACACAAAGAGGCGGTTGCCAACTCAATCCCAGTCGTCAAAGACATGGGCGCTGGCAGCGGAGCCGGGGAAAAGAAAGAAATGACGAAATCCATCGTGGAAGTGGCCGGGCACCGTGGCCTCAAGGAAGTGGTGCGTGAAGTGGCAGGCGGTCAGGGATTCGGTCGGGACCGCGACAAGGACCAGGCGTTTGTGAAGAAGTGGAACGCCGAGATTGCGGAATCGTTGACCGACATCAAGAACACCGACCCGCAGATCAAGAAACTCCGCGCCAAGCTCGTTGAGCAATTCAGCGGCACCGGCTTGCGGAACCTGTTTGCCGAGTGCTACGGCATCCTGCCGACCACCGAGGCGGACATCCGTGACACCATCCGTGAAACCGCCGTGGACAGCACCGGCTTTGCCGTTGTGACCAGCGGGTTGCTCGGGATGAGCATGATTGAGGCGTACCAGTTGGTGGCCGCGCAGTCCGTGGCCGAGCAGTTGACCACGCCCTACCGCACCAGCAAGGCGACCGAACAGATCGCCGGGCTCACCGCCCCGTCCGGCAGCGCAGCCGTCTCGGAAGGCGCAGCGTATCCCGATGTGGCGATTGACGACAAGTACGTGACCTTGCAACAGATCACCAAGCGCGGTGGTGCCGTCAAGATCACCCGCGAAGCGGTGCTGTACGACATGACCGGCCAGTTGCTCATGCGGGCCAATCGCATTGCCGAGAAGGAAGCCTACGAGGAAGAAAAGGCGGGCGTGCATGGCATCGTGGACGCCGCGAACTTCCGTTGCTGGTATCCGTCCGGCGTGATGACGACCCTGTGGGATGAAACCAACATGGTCGGCGCGAATGCCTTGGCGGATTACACCGACTTGGAAGGTGCCGCGCTCAAGTTGCTCGCGCAGTTGGACGAGAACGGCGACCGCATCGAGAACGCCGAGAATCCGTTTGAGATCCTGGTCCCGCAAGCGTTGATGTTCACCGCCCGCAAGATCGTGGGTGGCGACCTGAACGAAACCAATCCGGCGGCGGCGAACAACATTCGCGGCCCGAATCCGTGGGCAGCGACTCGCGTGTACGTGAGCAAGCACCTGGATTCGCTCTCCCCGACGACTTGGTATATGTCGGGTGCCGGCGGCTTCAAGCGCCAGTATCTCAAGAAAATCACGATCCCGTTTGAGGTCGTGCAGATTCCGGCGGCGGAAGTCAATGCGGTTACGCAGGACATCATCGGCGGCGTCCGTGTCGCGTGGGCCACGAAGGTTCAAGCCATCGACCGGAAGTACGTCATCAAGAGCATCAGCGCGGCGTTGAGCTAATGCGCTTGGGGTGAGTTGTAAGGGGTGCCCGTGGCAGGGGTTGGCGGGCACCCCAACCCCGCAACAACCGAGGCGACATGGCGAACTACGCAGATGACCGGGCAGAAAAGTTACGGCTCCGGCTGGAGAAGTTGGATGAGCTTATCGACAAGCTCACCGACCGGCTGGTGGACGTTACGGATGCCCATGTCATTGACACGGGGGCCGATTCTGCGCGGCACGCCGGGTCGCAACGGTTAAAACTTCTGCAAGAGGAACGGAAAGAAATCCTCAAGCAGATTGCCGAGATACCCTTTGACGGCGTGTATCCTGTCGCCATCGGGTATGACGTTTTGGGCAGCGACATCGGAGAGGCGGTGCTTTCCTAATGTCAGCCATCAAGGAAAACCGCCTGAACGCCGTGGTGACGCAGATCGCGGCGATTGTGGATGAATCCAGCGTGACCGTGTTCAACACCGTCAAGCGCGGGGAGTTGCTGCCGCAATCCATCCCCACTGGCGAACTGCCCGCGTGTTACGTCACCGAAGGCAATGAGCGACCGTTGACGGGGGAATGGGAAGAAACGGTTGCCGTGGCGTTGCCCGTCTATTGCACGTTGATCGGGAAAGAATCGGAAGTGACGGCAATCCGCACCGAGTTGGTGGAGTTGGAGAGCCGGTTGAAAAAGAAGCTGGAACAGAACGACCTCGGGCTGGCGCAGGGGAAGTTGAAGTGGATTGGCACGGACACGCCCATCGGGAACCAGAGTTTGCCGATTGGGAGCGTGATGGTGGCGTTCATGGACACCTACGCTTACCAGAGGACCGACCCGTACCTGAGTTGAAATGGACGTAGCCAGAAAAATCATAGCGCGAGAAGGTCAGGCATTGGTGAGCCAGTCCGGGCGCATCATTGCCAGCGACATCAAGCGCATCATCTACGAGGAACAAGAGTTCCCCGGTGATGAAGTGTTTCACGGCACGCCGACCAAGAAAGTCCGGCCATTGACGTTGACGCGGCAGCGGGTGAAACAGGCGAAAGGGTATCCGAGCACCCCCCGCATCAAGACGGGCGGGCTGGTGGGCGGTATACAGGCCACGGTGGGGCCGAAGCCATTAACATCCACCATCGGACCGTCCATATCTTCACTGGTGCCGGCGCTGGGACAACAGCGCGGAACTGGTGAGCCGTGGACGGATGAATTTGGGCAGCGGGTCAACCAGGACGGGAAACACCCGACCCCGGCGCGACCCTTCATCGGAATTTCAGACGTTGCGTTGTCGAACATTGAATCTGCTGTTCGGGCAGCAGAGCAACGCATCGTGGCGAGTCTGGACAAGATTACACTCTCGCCAATCACACTGAACGCATAGGAGACAGTAAGCAAATGGCTAGTACAAATATCCAGAAAAACTTCAGCACCGTAAAGCTGACGGTTGGGGCGACGGAGTATGTAGTAACATCCGTGCTCGACTTGCAGGTGACGCCGGAATCCGACTTTGAGCGGGACGGCTCGGACAACGACACCAGCTTCACCTACATCCAGCGGAAAGCGGAACGCAACCGGATTACGGTGGTTTGCCGCGACCGCACACAGATTGGCAAGCTCGCCAACAAAGCCAGCGGCACGCTGACTTGGACGGAGCCGGCGGCCACGGGCACATCGGCGTCATTCAGCGTCGCCAATGTCGTGTTCGACGCGACGTTCTCGCACAATGGCCGGTGGGACAACCTGCGCGAGTATTCGATCAGCGGCGAGGGCGGAGCCAAGACTGACACCAGCGCGGCCAGCTAAGGAGCGGAATGACAACCCCTATCCGTTACATTGATGTCCCGCTGAAAAATGACAAGACGGTGAGCGTCCGGGTGATTAACCATCACCCGGACGACAACCGGCTTTGGGTTCTTTACTATCAGGCCGACGAATTGTGGTCGTGGTGCGAGGGGAAAAGCCGAGAGATCGGTGAGTGCGAAGATGCCGAGCGGCTGGTGAAGCTGTCCGACCTGCTGGCGCAGGTCAAGCCGAAACGGGATCAACGATTGGCGGAGTTGCTGGCGGCAACCCTGAAAGACAAGCTGGGGGATGACGCCAAGATTGCCGAGGTACTGAGCCAATGCACGACACTGGACCTTCTGGAGATGTTCGAGGCGACACAGGGGATCGAACCCTGGCGGAAGAAATTGCTCGCTGCCTCGCAGAATACGCCGACACAAGACGCCAAATTGAGTTAGCGCAACGCAGGTTGCTCTTGTTCAAGGCGGGGTACGGCGGCGAACGGTTGCGCGAGTTCAGTTACAGTGATGGCCGGTTCTATGTGAACGCCAGTCCAGAGGCGTTACAGCAGGAGTACGAGCGCAAGCGGGATGAGCATGAACAGAAGATGGAGAAGCTGCTAAATGGCCGTACCCCTGACAATCAAGGTAGTCGTTGACGACGCGGAAGCCCTCAAGCTCGATGCGTTACTAGACCAGCTTGGTCGCAAGCGCGGCACAAGCGGCGGAGCGGGCGGTGGTGGCGGGAGTGTTGGACCGGAAGCTAGAGCCACCAGTTCCCGGCGTTCTGATTCTTTACGAGACGTAGAGAAGCAACTCGCCCGCGTCGAAGCCGCCGAAAAGAAGTATCAACTTGCGCTGGAGCGCACTTTCGCACTAGAGCAACGCATCGCCAATCGCGCCGCCCGAATCGGCGTGAGGCGTGATATATCCCCAATCAGTAGTCTTGGATTTCGTGAGGCTACAAACGCAGAGATAGCGGCCCAACGCGAGTCAGAGCGACTTGCCAAGACTCAACAGGCTGCGGCATTCAAACAACGCGCCACCCGCGACCAAGCAATAATCATGGCGCAGCGGTTCGGTATCTTGTTCGGAACCACTGGCGGTATCTCCAACATCGGGAAAAATCTCGGCTTGGGTCAGCTCCCGTTGTTTGGTCCCGTCTCAAGTCTGATTGGATTAACCTCTGGCTTTATTAACTTCCGACCAGAAACGGCCCCGCTCACGGCAGCATTCTTGGCTTCACTTGCTGGCGGTGAAGTTCTTTCCGCAAAACTGGCGGATCGCAGAAAAGCCACCGCTGTTACCGAGGGACTTGGTAATACATTGGTGACTCGCGGCTTCTTGGCAGAAGATGTGCGCCGACAGTTCACCGGCTCAATCGGAGAACGTGGGGTATCTCGCGGATTAACCGCTGACACGCTTGCTTCGTTGCTTGGGGGCGGGGTCAAGATCAATGACCTTTCCAACTCATTCAAAGACCTTCGGGCTGTGTCGAAGGCGACCGGCGAGACAATCGAACAGGCATTACAGAGGGCACAGAAAGAGGCCGAAAAAACAAAACAGCCGCTCCGTGAGGTTATCAGCGCGTTTTCAGTTTCGACATTCCAAGACACGCGGACTGGCTTTGCCAAGCTCCAGAAGGAAAATCCAGAGTTGCGACGGCTGCGTGAGTCGCGGTTAGCAGTAGAATTTGCTGGTAGGGATATTGTCGGCGGTGGTGCCACTGATATAGATGTTCAAAAAGTCAGGAGCCAGATTGAGTTACAGCGAATATCAAATGAATCGTCGCGGTCTATCAGCGATTTCTTGGATAGGTTCGATTACCAGCAGGCGGCAAAAACTCTTGATAAGGCGATTGAACTCAAGAGATTTGAAACTAGAGTTGACCGAGACATATTTGTAAATACTGCGACTCGTGAACAGGCGAGGGATGTCCGCGATGCAAGACTCGCGCTTGACCAAGCCGATAAGGGCGGAACATCCGTTGACAAGAAAGAGGCATCTGACAGGTTAAACGCGGCTCAAAAGCGTCTAAAAATTGCGGAAGAACAGGCGCAGATTGATTTTGAGGCTTCTTCTGAGAGCATCAAGTTACAGCAGGAATTAGTACAACTGGAAGAAAGGCGAAGCGACTTATCCCGCTCAAGATTTGACTTCAAGAAGCGCGAGCTACAGGCCGATATTGATTTACGGGATAACATCACAAACGCCAGGCTGTCTATCAACTCGACAACCTCAGAAGGTTCGGCTGCTGTAAGCGACCTTCTCAGCGGGAACAATTCTGGAATTGGATTGGCTGGCGCAAGGTTGGACTCCAGCCGCCGTGCTCTCTTACTCGCCATATCTCGCCGGCTCTCCCTGAACTTGGCATCCAGCCGTCCATTTGACACCAAGGAACAACGCGACCGAGCCATACAGGAAGCCGATTTACAGATTCAAAGATCAGCAGCAGGCGTAACAACGGAGTCACAGAAGTTTGGTATCGCCAAGTTTTCTGACGCAGGAAGAAGGTTCGATATAGCCGTTTCGCAATCCAACTTGGAACGTCAACTTGAGCGAAGACGGTTACAAGACACCGCCCAAACGGAATCGCAAATCCTGTCCATCAAACGCAACTCCGGGCAAAAGACGTTGCAAGAGCGGCTGGCGATTGAGCGGCAGATTTCCGATGGCGCGATCCAAGCGGCGGATTCGCAGGTCAAAGCGATTGACGAACAGATTCTCCGCATCCAGAGCACGCTCAAGACCACCGGGCTTACCGACGACCAACGCAGGGCAAGGCAAGCCGAGATTGCCGGACTATTTTCCGAGCGTGGTCAGATATTAAGTTCCCGCTCTGTGGTGTCGGAATCCGCGAGAGCGCAGCGGGAGGACGCATTATCAAAAGTTGGGCGAGAGACGACAGAAGAACGCTTTGCAGAACGCCGGTCGGTACGACAGTTTGAATCCGAGAAACGGCTTGGTGAAGAACGGCTAATCAACCGCAATAGAGAAGATCAACGCGAGTTGGACAGACTAGCTCCCAACGGGAAAATACTTCCGCTGTCCGACCCGAAGCGGGTCGAAGAACTGCAAAAGAACATTCAAGAACGCAATGCTATTCTTGTGCCTCCGCAACAGCCGCCGTTCGACCCGCAGGCTATCACACAAGCGGCAGAACAATCCAAGGCATCGTTAAGTGGCGCGGCATCTGAATTGACCGCTGCCGCGACCGCGCTCAAAGACGCTGCTGACAAACTCCGTATGGGTCCAGGCGGCGGTGGCGGCGGTGATGGTCCTCAAGGTCCATTCCAAACAGGGCCGCTTACACTTCAGGGCGGTACGCAACCGTCTCCCGCAACTATTTCAGTTGGGCCATTTAACATTCCTCCATTAACGCTCGGGATAAACCTGTAACATGGCAATTCGCACACATCATTACGAGGTCACGAAACCGCAGTCCAAGACGGTCACGTGGGAGATACCGGGCTTTGATGGCGTCGTGGAAAAGCTGCTGGTTCGGCGCACCGAGACGATACGGGAATATGGGTGGACCGACACCGATGCCTCCACGCTCGCCACGTTATGCGCCAACCGGGGCGACCCGACCGTGACCGTCTCCATCAACACGCTCGGGCGCGGGACGTACACCTGTTACTTGGTGGACGTGCAACTCATTGACCGGTCGATTGGCGACGGCAGCAAAGCCAGTGAAGTCCGGTACGTCCGAACATGGAAACCTTTAACGAACAACACGGCAGTCTTATCCTGATATGCCAGCCACCTTTGCACCTGACAGCACAACGCTGGTGCTGAACGGAGTCACCACGCAAGCGGTGTTGCTCACTTGGGAGCATCGCCCCGGGGCTGCGCCGTCCCGAGCGACCGTGGCGTTACCGGCCAAGAACGCCTACGACTGGGGCAACCCGCTGAACTATCGCGGGCAGACAGCAGTGGTGAGCGTGAACGGCACGGCCAAGATGACCGGCAGGGTGTACGGCCAACGTAATTCCATGAGCGACCAGACGGTGATCCTGACGATACTGGATAACCGCTGGATGATTAACCGGGATTGGGTTGGCAGAAGTAAGCTCGGCGCGGGGAACGGGCTGTACTACTTGGGGGCCGATGTCGTGTTCAACCTTGGCGGGAAAGGCAACAAGGACAAGGATACCGGTATCTATCTTAATCCCGCTGTATCCCCTGACTTCGTGTACGAGAAAGCCAGTGGCGGCGGAACATCCCCGTCCTGTTTGGATACCGATGCCGCTTTCTGGACGTATGGCGACATGATTGATTGGTTGTGGGAGACGTTCATTACGGACGTGACCAAGCCCACCATCCCCGACACCGACGATCTCAAGACTGAAGCGGGCGAACTGGACGTGTTCGGGTTGCCGATTGGCGAGGCGTTGGACCGGGTGTTTGCCAAGACGCTTTCGACATGGACGCTGGATGGCGACGGGAACGCCTACATCTTCTCGCTGGCGAACCCCAAGACGGTCCGCGACATCTATTTCAAGAACCCCGCCACACCGGATGTGCCGACCAATTACACCACCGATTACCCGTCGCAATGGGATGTTATCAACAGCATCGAGAACACGATCACCGATGTCAACGTGGTGGGCGGCAAGAACCTGTTGGAGTTGACCGCCTCGGGCGCGGATTTCCTGTCACCGGTACAATCCAAGAACATCCAGGCAACCCCGACCCCGCCGCCGGCAGGGGAAGCGATGGGCGGGCAGTTGGTATACATCTACTGGAGCAATTACGGTCAACAGGAACAGTACCGCCATAAGTTGAGTCCTGATTATTACGAGAATCACAGTGGAGCCGGGCGGCGGATTCGGGCGAAGGACAAGTACAAACCGATCTTCAATGAGTTGATGATTAAGCGGGATGAAGATGGATTGTATGTCAGCGACGACAGCGATTGCGGCATCTACGGGGTGAGCGCGACTGAAACCTTGGCCTCGCAGTACACGGCGGGGGCGCAGGTCAACGCCGACATGGGCGAGATATTGGCAACCTATGTAAACGGTTCGACCGGCAACGCCACCCCGAATCATTGGACGCACGTTGTCGAGACGGAAGAACGGTCGGTGGTGACGGCAACGGTCGTTCCGGTCGGGATGCCCGCGCACGTCTACCGGCCCGTGCTCCGCAACGAACTCGCCCATAAGTCACGGGAATCAGGCACGAAGATTGAGATACCGGTTGACGTGGTATGGATTTTCAATGCGCTCGGTCAATCCACGTGGTCGGTCACGGAAGCGATTGATGTCACAACCTTGTTGGATGCCGGTGGGTCACGGAACTATGCGCTGAGTGGAACCGGCAACTTCTCATTCAGCAACTTCACAATCTCCATGCCGGCAGGGACGGTGTTCGATGCCGTGTCCGCCTTGCAGGAAGTGGCCGACGAACTGGACAGCGAGATTGGGCGACCGGCGGTGAACATCGAAGGCGCGTTCCCGACCATGCGCGACCTTGAGTTGGGCGACAAGTTCCGGTGCGTGCCGTCCAATGCTTACGGTTCGACAGGGGAAGAAATTGTCGTGGCGATCTCGTTCAAGGATGATGTGCAAGCCCTGACGTTTGCCGCCACGAACCATATCGGCGCGGACGCGCTGGAGCTTGCCACCAAGTTCATCGACCGGAGGCGATTCTCGCGGTTATGAACGATAAACTTACACGCTCAGACTTGCGCCGACTGGAAGCGCGGGTGCGATTCTTGGAACAGATCAGCTTCCCAAGAACACTCAAGCTGGAACCGCTGGTGGATGAGATTGACGGTGAATCTGGCGGCGAACTGGCGGATTACCCGTTCCTGTGCCTGTGCACCACGGACGGCGGCAGCGCGGGCGGGGGTGGCGGTGATTGCTCGTTCACCTACGTGGTGTCCAAGCTGGACGGCGTGACGAAGCTCGGTGAGAACATGGAACCCGTCAAACCGCGAATGGAAGGCGTGCAATATGTCGAGCCTGCCGCTGACTCGCTAGGGTTAGGGTATTACGATGACGGGACTTTCACCCTGATCGAAGTGTACGCAGAGATACCGGATATGGATGAAACGGAGCTTACACCATGCGAAGAACCTGGCCTGTCATAACTCTTGCCCTGCTACTGGCGACCCCTTGCTTTGGACAGCTTGGGATGCGGCGGTTTTGGGGTACCACGGATTTAACGAACCTCTGGCCGGGCGCGGTGTACTTCAATACCGCGAGCAACACGTTTTGGGTTGGAAACGTCAGCAGCAACCCCGTTTTGGTGGGGAATGCCGCTTGGACAAACGCCGCCGACTTCGCCGCAGCTTCCACGGCGATTATCAGCACGAGCACGAACTTAACACTGGGAGCCGGTGCGTATCTGGTTTTCGTATCTGGCACGCCGACAATAACCCTGCCGGATGCCACAACCTGCACTGGCAGAACGTACCGAGTCAAGAACATCGGCAACGGCACGGCCATAATGAGCGGCACGATTGACGGTAAAACTGGCTGGCTGATAGACGCCGGCAACGCCTTTGATTTCGTTAGCGACGGGGCATGGAGAGTACAATGAGAAAACTACTAGGAATATTTTTGCTGGCAACCGCTTCCGTGTATGCGGCGTATCAGCCAACTGTCACACTGAATGGCGACCAGTTGGACGGTTTTGGGCGTGTCCAGGTGGCTGACCCAGTGACCCTTTTTACCTCGGCCTTTCAATACTCCCGCGAACCGCTTGTGTGGCAATGTATCACGAACAATGGCGGCAACGTGGTGCATCTGCCGAATGAGTCGAGTGTCAGCATTGTGGTGACTGGCGCGACTGAAACAGCAGCCATGCAGACTTACAGTTACTTTCGGTATCTGCCCGGCAAGGCGCAACAGATATTCCAGACGGGCGTGTTTGACAGCAGCACGAACAGCATCAAGCGGCTCGGATATTATGACGCCGACAACGGGCTGTTCTGGCAGATGAGCAATAACGTAGCGGCGGTGGTGCGACGGACAAAGGCCAGCGGCACGGTCGTGGATAACATCCATCCGTCATCGACTTGGAACATCGACCGGCTGGACGGCACAGGCCCTAGCGGGGTCAACTTTTTCTTAGGTACAAGCTCTAATAGGTTCTACAATGGAGGCATATTTATCATTGATCTGGAGTGGTTGGGCTATGGCCGCGTCCGCTGGGGCGCGAATATCGACGGCAAGACCGTTTGGCTCCACGAGGCCACCAACGCCAACAACCTCGCCACGGTTTACATGACCACGGCGAATCTTCCATTGCGCGCCGAGGTGATCCCATTGGCCGGCATTGGCGAGACTAACAAGCTGACGTTTACCTGCAACTCAGTTATCAGTTCGGGCGGGGTGGACGATGAAGCGGGGTACGAGACAAGTTTCGGTTCTACGATTGACACTAGCCTATCGACAACTCCCGCCCACATTATCAGCATCCGACCTGCTGCGACTTTCAACAGCATCACAAACCGCGCTCAAATCATCGCTACTAAGGTGGATGTTAGCAGCAGCGGCACGGGCGGTGCTTACTGGGAAGTCTTATACGGTTCCACGTTTTCGGCGGGTGACTGGGCTTCATGGGATAGCACCAGCGCGGTTGAAGTCTCTACCAACGCCACGATTGATGTGGCGGGAAAGGTTATTGCCCACGGTTTCATCGGTGGGGCAGGGGCGGCAAATCAGCGCGTATCTGACTCTAAAAACCTCGCCTCAAAATTGCCTCTCACGCTCGACTATCAAGGGCTGAATCCGAAAGCCTTGACGCTAAGGGTGAGAACCTTAACCTCAACCGGAAACGGGCGGGGCGGTTTCAGCACAAAGGAAAGCCGCTAGTGTCCCTTCTCCGCTCATGCGCTGGCAAGCTGGCACGCTCCTGCACGGACGGGAAGCTGTTGAGGCCGTGTAGTACCGGGTGCGATGACGGTTGCGCCGATGTGTTTGCGCTGACTTTCGACTACGAGATATGGTTTGCCGTCTCGGATTGCGGAGCTATTGGGGGCGAACCTCCCGACGATAGCGGGACGGCAACCGATACAATGGCGCGGGTAAATTGCGGCGTCTATACCAACGAAGCCAGCGATCCTTGGCATGGATGGAGTCTAGTTGTGGAGAAGCTGGATGGCATCTGGAACCTCTATATTATTGGGCCTTCCACATCCTTGCTATATGTGCTCGCCACTAACACCGACGCCTGCCCATACACTGACGGATGGGTGTCAGAGGGATGCGTGGACATTGGAGATGGATTCTCCGCTCGCTACACCAACATATCAGGCGCATGAACTGTGGAAGATTACAAAATGGGTTAGTGCGCTGCCTTGAGGTTTACAAAGGCAAGCTGGTAACGCTGTCAGTCTGTCGGCTTTGCAAGCTACCGATTGAGCGCGGCATTTTGCCAGAGCATCTGCGTGCTGCTATCCGAGGCATCGGCCATAATCTTGACGCTGACAAACCAACCAGCAGCGAGAAGATAAAAGCCAATAACGTGAGCAGCAATGATGACTTTAAGAGTGGGGTTCATGCCTCAACATTACCCAATCCCGCCCCGAATGCAAGCCCGACCGGACTGGGCGACCTTGTAGCCAGCTTCACGAAGGCCATCGGAATAAAGCCCTGCGGCGGGTGCAAGAAGCGTCAAGCCGCACTCAACCGGTTGGTTCCATTCCAGCATCCAAAACCTTAACCTAGCGATGTATTGACATTGTAAATACACGATGATACCCTCACCTGTAAAGGCACGACTATGAGCGTAAACGCACGATATATGTACCTTGACCGACGCCGGAACGTGTTTGTGGACCCGTTCTTGGGTTGGAGTCGGGTCAAAACCATTTCCGTCCCGCAGTTCGATCTCACCTATCTTTGGCTCACCGTCATTGACGCCAACCGCCTTGACGATGTGCGGCTCAACGCTGACGGCACGTTGATTGCATCGGCAAGTAACGTGATACTAGACCTATCCGACCAAGTGGACGGCATCGTGGGCATCAAGGCGGAGGATCACACCAATGCGACTGACTACGAGGAACAGTTTGAAGGGTTCACGTCCGACAGCCGGCACAGTCCCGCCAACGCCCGACTCACGCGAGGTATCATCCTGTCCTCGGCGGTCGCGCCGGGCACGCACTGGCTCGAATGGCAGTTGCTCACCGCGCTCGGAAACAAGTGGACGCTCCCCAAGCTCAAGCTGACCTGCGAACAGGTTGTGAATGTCGGGACGGAAACCAATGCACCAAGCGGCGTACCGGGCGGTCAACGTGGGTCGTTCAGCATCAGCGACGATGATGAGAGCGCCACGGTATCCGTAACGGGGTTGACAGCCGACGGGTTTGTGCTGGTGAGTCAGACAGCCCCCACGGGCAACATTGCGCCGGCCACGTATCAGGTGGTGGAAGGAACCGATGAGTTTGTCGTGACCGTCCAGAGTTCTCCAGGGACGGGCAACGCATTCAACTTCAAGTGGGAGCTTGTGAGACTCGATGATTAAGTACGTGGCTGTATTCATGTTGGTCGTATCGGCGGCATTCGGAAAAGACTTCCGCGTGGATACGCTCATCGTCAAAAGCAACGTGACAGTCGGTGCCGGCGGCACCATCACGATCAACGGGGTGGGGGTGATTACGAATATACCCGCGTCCAGCGTTGGCACTGTCACCAATGTTACTGGTGGCGTACTAACGCTCAGTATCGACGGAACTATTATCGGCTTGAGTACGAACGGATGGGCGTTTGGCGGCTCACAAACGCCGTGGACATCCGATATTGACGGCGGCGGGTTCAATCTATCCAACGTCCTGACTGGATCATTCGCGGTCATCAACCTTGGCGACAATGACCTTGTTGACCTGCTCAATTCCAAGCTATCCACCAACGATGTCAACGGTCTGATCGGCAGCACGGGCAGCAATTTGTTCCTATGGTCGGGAGGGTTTACTTTGAACGGCGAGAGCATCACCAACGGTGCGGCGGTGACGATCACGGCAGGGACAAACGTGGTGGATACGTTGGCTGCGACTTTGGCGGCGGGGAATGATGCGAACAGTGGCGTTGCAACTAACTTTTACAAGCTCGGTTTAATGACTAGTAGCGGAACACCTATCCACGGTGTACTGGAAAATTTAGGCGAAGGTGTTTATGTACCGGCGGGAGACTTGGCGTGGATTCAATCCATACCAGACGGCCCACCAGATACGATTCAGACGAACCGGCTCTGGCACTCTGGCAATGACGGCACCGGCTCGACGCTAGACGCCGATATGCTGGACGGAAATCACGCGGCATCATTTGTACTCACCAACGGCGCGCTCGACCTGCTGCGGCTCAACAACGGCTCCGGCCTCACGAACATCCCACTTACGGCATTGCAGACGATGCCGCTGACAAACTTCAGTATCAACGGCCAGTCCGTTACGAATGGCAGCAGCGTGGTATCTCCAAAGTTCAACGTGGGAATAAGCCCGATGTCAGGCCTTACCTTTGGCAGCACCAACGATGCTCTAGTGGTGGGCTATGCAGGGGACGATGCGTACTGGGCAGAAGCGCAATTCAGCGACACAACGGAGCAACGATTTAGGGTCACAGTCTCGCCAGCCGCAACGTCACGCTGGACGGGTGGCGCATTAACAAATCAAATCTGGTGGCGCGGCACTTCTACTGTCGGGGCTGTCGTTTGGCAGATTAGTATGGTCGGCGCGACGAATAACGGGCTGGCCGACCTAGCGTATCAGAACTCTATCTCGGTCACACAGACAGTGAGCAGCGTCACCAGCAACATCAACATCGCGGAACTGATATTCACTCCCACGAACTGTCCTGCGGGTTCACTCTGGCTAGGTGAACTGAAACGTCTGACGGGAGATGCAGGCGATACGATGGTGAACGATGCTCGGATGTTGAACTGGACTATCAAAGAATGAGAACGCTCGCTCTATATTTCCTGCTGACAGTCGTGGCCGTGGCGCAGTCGCCAACGGTGACGAGTGGGCTGGTAGGGTGGTGGCCGATGGATGACGGTTCCGCTACAGATAGAAGCGGAAACGCGAACACTGGAACACCGACCAACTCTCCGACAACCGTGACCGGTCAGATTGGTAAGGCTACCGGCTTAAATGGGAGCAATCAAGCTATTGTACTTCCAAGAATGCTATCAGGCTACCCGTTCACTGTGACGGCGAGATTCTTATCAAAAACAAATGGCTTAGCGCAGACGATGTTTTCGCAGAAGATTGCTTCTAGCTCTATTTGGATTCGATTGGTAGTTAGAGCGGCTGACGATGCTACTTACTTTGAAATTTTCAATAACCCTACAATATCTTCCGTGGCAAGTTCGACGTATATGCTGCCCAACCAGTGGAATACTATTGCTGCCGTTGCCACGGACACCTCTATAAACCTCTATTTCAACGGGCAACAATATTCCGCGACAAATGTTGTTACATTTACTTGGGGTTCGTTCACAGAATCTAGAATCGGGATGTTGCTTAACTTTGGACAGTATCTAAACGGTTCGATAGACGATGTACGCATCTACAACCGCGCACTCTCAGCGCAAGAGATAGCCGCCATCTACAACGAAACCAAGCGCAAGCCCATTTACACAGACGGAGGACAATAACTATGTGGCTGGAAAGAGCAGGCGAATGGATTGAAAAGGCCACGCAAGAACCGTGGGTGACGAAGGGTTACGTTGTCAGGACGCAACAGGAACGTGATGCGTACCTCGCAGCGCAACAGGCTGCCGCTGATGCTGCGGCGGCAGAAGCGGCATTACTGGCGTCGATGCCAGCGCAGTTTCCGACTGGCGTGGCAGTACCCGTACCAGACAGCGCGGGTCAATGGTTTGTGTTGGAACCAGTGGCCGATGGTGAGCCGGTGGTGGCACTGACGGCCAGTAATTCGCCGTTGTCACCGACTGAATGGGTGTCAATCAAGGCCGCTGCCAAAGCCCGATACGATGCAGAACGGACAGCGCGACAATCCGCAATCAGCGAGCTAGGTCTGACGCAGGCACAGATTGACAGCATCAAAGCCTACTTCGACGCTGACGTTGACACTCTGTTTTCTGGACTCACGGCAGGGCAGCGAAACTTTATGAAGGTTCAACGGGCATTGGTCAAGGCTCTGACGAAACAGGCTGTGAAGGAAGTTCGATGATTCACCATCGCACAGACATTCTCTGGCTACTGCTGCTGACGGTTGTGTGTTCGCCCGTGCTCGCAGTGGCGTGGGTTCTGTTCTGGTTGGATAGGAGGAAAGCATGAGCGCACCCGCCCGCCCGCAATTTGACACGAAAGCCTCCACGGTGGACGGCAAGACGATCCGCTTGGTTTGGTTCCCGCAGGCCGATGCGGATTCGTTCATGCTCTATCGGTACAACCCTGACGGCTCGCGGTCGTTTGTATGGCGCGGGACGGCCACGGAGTTTACCGAGACGGTGACAATGGCAGGCGGTTATCGGTATGCTCTGTCGGCCCGCAAAGGCAGCTTCAGCAGCAGCGCGGCGTATCTGTCCCTGGTAGTGACGGGTGTTGTTGTGCCGCCTCATATTCCCAAGTGGGTATCCTATGACGTACCGTTTGCTGGCCCGATTGCTTCAGATGGCGGGACGCTGGTTAGTTATCGCGGTGAGAAGCTATGGCTCCGCAGGAAAGGCAAGGCCGCCGTCACGCTGGATATAAAGGTTGAACCCGCCACTCCACGGGACAGACAGTGTGCGGATACTTCCGTGTATCCGATACGGATATTCCCATGCCCACCGTCGATCACTTCATTGGCTTACAATGCCGAGCGCGATGAACTGGCGATTGCGGGGCAGTGGGTTGATTTCCCTGCCAATCCTACGCTTTGGGTGTACTCACTCGCCAACGATAAGCCGACCCTGAAATGGTGCCGTCAAATGCTCGACATGGACGCGCAGCCGCTCGGAGTGTGTCGCATGGACAGCGGTTGGCTCACTGTAATCCGCAAGGGCATTGACGGCAGCAGCGTGGAACTGATTTCCGCAATGGCGATTTGGGATGATGGTCACAGTAAACTGACAGACCCAGTGCCTTGCCAGTATAGCCCGCCGTGGGGAAATGCCTCTGTGAATGGGTGGGTTCATAGCGTGGATGGGAATATTTTTGTAGCCGACTGGAAGCAGGACGCAACGGGCAACGCTCGGAAGATCGTCGGCGCGATGGACAAGGATACGATAGTGCTCGGCACGGTCGGCTCACGGTACTCACGCGACGGGGAGATGCCGCAAGTGCGGTCAATGGTGCATGACGGAAAGATTTGGGAACTCACCACTGGCGGCGAGACGCTTTACATGGGCGGGGAAGGTGAGTTCGATCCTGCCAATCCCGGTGGAAAGTCAGCGTACTTTATTCGGCCACTGCAACTGGCAACGATAGACCAGTGGGGGCAACTGGACTTTATCCCGTGTCCTATCGCTCACGAAGCCATCGGCAGCGTCGGGATCACCACGAAGGACGGGAAACCGTATGTCGTCACGATGCCCTACGATTTCGACACGAACACCTCCGACCGCATTGTTGGCTTTCGGCAGGATGCCGCTGGCAAGTGGGTGGAAGATTACGATTTTGGCAAGCCAGTCTATGACTGGATTTACCGGGGCGGCTCAAGCTGCCTGATCTATTCGTGCCGCGATGCTGTGATGATTGTTGGCGGCGATAACCAGCCGCGAGTCTGGATATGGGAATAAGGGAGCTACAGTGATGAGTTTAACGCAAGATGAGAAAGAGTTCATTCGTTTAATCGCTCGCGAGGCCGCGAACGAAGCAGTAAAAGCGGCCCTCGAAAACGGGTGGATGTCCACTGTGCGTGAAACGGCAAGGGCCGAGGCGCAGGAGATTATGAAAGCCCACGCCAACACTTGTCCCGTGGCGGGAAATCTTTTCACGACTGTCGGAAAGTACGCGGTTGGCTTTCTTGTGGCGCTCGGTGCAATGGCCGCGATTGTTTGGGGCTGGACGGAACGAACTGGCAAATGAACTACATCGTCAAGACCAGCACCGAGCACAAGCCAATCCCACGCCTGAATGACGGGATGCCGCATCTGTTTCCTGCCGACATCGTGCTGACAAGGGGCGAAGGGTGGATGAGCAAGGCGATCCGCTGGTTCGGAGCGCGCAAGTCCGGTAGCTCGCGGGTCAACCATGCTGCCGGGGCGATTGATTCCCGGCTGGTCATTGAATCCCTGAACCGGGTCAAGGTGCGCGACTTCTGGAAAGCCTACGCTGACACGCCGCTCTGTGTGTGGCGGTTCAGACGGTTCACGATGGATGAGCGCAACACGATTTCCGACCTGTTACTTGACCATGACTCCGAGGGATACGGGTGGGGCAAGATTGGATTGCTGGCACTGGACAGCCTGATACCAGGGCAGCACTACCCGTTCTCGCGGTGGCTGGGTGTCAGTCATTTTAAGGTCTGTTCAAACTTACTGGCGTACAGCTACACTAAAGCCACCGGCAAAAACTGGTTCGGTCTGAACTGGCGTTCGGTCACACCGGACGCGATAGATGACTTCTGCCACGCCAACCCGCAGGACTGGCAGTTGGTGTGGGACACACTGCCCATGCAACAAAATACTTGAATTGCAGTTTTCATTCGCGTTCAATCGCGAGCAAGGGAGGTAGCAGATGGAAGCAAAGTTAAGCGTATGGCTTGTTTCAGTGGTCAATAAGCACTACCAGCCAATTACCGGCGCAGAGGCAATAAAATGCGATGGCGCGCAGCAACTCAACGGGCAATGGCTCATGCCTCTGTCGGGATGTGACACTCTAGCAAATATGCTTGAAGATATAGAGCATGCTGCTGGCGTTGCCCGAAACAAGCAAGACAAGGGAGGTAGAAAATGCGAAGTCTGATTGCAGTTGCGGCACTGGCCGCATTGACGGGATGCACCAGCATTAAAAGTCTGACGTACTCCACGAAAGACGGGGAATCCCTGACACTGAGCGGCTACCAATCCACGAAGGACTTAACCGTGGAACGCACAGAGAATGGCTTTGTGGTCAAGGGCATCGCGTCTAGTGCTACAGAGGCTCAAGGCCGAGCGATGGGAACCATCGTGGGAGAGGCTGTCAAAGCCGCAGTCGAGGGCGCAAAGTAGGCTCGTCATGGACGAGGACACCGTTGCCCGTATAGCTCTAGCTCTCGCTGCATTGGCGTTTGCGGCGTTTGTGTGGACTCAGGTTAGGTTTCCATGACCCGCAAGACCGACCCTAAACCGCTCGGTATCCGCTCCAAGTGGGGCGAACTGGATCACACTCTCGCTCAAGCAACAGCCTACCTTGAGATGGCGCTGGTCTGTGCCAAGAATTACCCGCAAGAATCATGGACGGCACACCTCGACCAGCTTTACATCAGCGCAGGTGCCGCCCTACGCATTTTGCGGGAACAGCAGGGTAAGGACACCTTATGACCGACAAAGACCCCGCCACGGGCGAATGTGGCGCTTTATGGGGCATCCTTGCGCTGCTGTTGCTGGCAATGGCAATCAACTCAATTTTCCTCGCGCTTTGTGGACGATGATGAGCGAAGCATTACAGTGGACGATCTCTGTTCAGGCAATGGTGATGCTGTGGCTCATGGGTGACGGCAACAAGGCGGGTCCGGTGGTCGGGCTTTGTGGTCAAGCATTGTGGCTTTGGTACGCAGCTATGACGGAGCAGTGGGGGTTGATGTTGGGAATTGCCGGATTCACGGCGGTACACGCGAGGAATTGCTGGAAAATGTGGAAGCGCGGGAAATGAGAGTCTTGCTGCTACAACTGGACGGAAAAATACCAAACATCGCCCTTATGAGAATCGCGCACCATCACCGCAACGACAGCGTAGAGCTTCGATGGGGCTTCAATGGCAGGCATCTTGGCGACGACTTCGACAGGGTGTATGCCAGCGCGATCTTTGAAAAGACGCGCCCCAAAGTTGACCGAGTGCTTGCTGAGTTTCCGCAGGCGATTGTGGGCGGCACCGGTGTTGATTTGCGCATAACACTGGAACAGCACGGCATAACTACCAATGAACAAGATTACAGTCACTACCCAGACTGGCGGCAATCAATCGGGTTTTCTCAGCGTGGATGCCGTCTGAAATGTTCTTTTTGCGTTGTCCCGAAGAAAGAAGGGGCAGTTACGGAACAGCAAAGCATTGCCGAGATATGGCGTGGCGATCCGTGGCCGCGAGAAGTGATTTTGCTAGACAATGACTTTTTCGGTCAACCCAACTGGCGCAGTCGCGTCGATGAGTTGATGCGGGGCAAGTTCAAGGTGTCATTCAATCAGGGCATCAATGCCCGTATGCTTAACGACGAAACTGCGGCGGCGATTGCAGGCATTGATTACCGCGCTGACGACATGAAGTCCCGGCGCATCTATACGGCGTGGGACAATCGCAAGGATGAGCACAGGCTGTTTGACGGCCTTGCAGCGTTGACAAAGCACGGGGTTTCTCCGTCGCACATCATGGTTTATATGCTGATCGGGTTCTGGTCGTGGGAGACATCAAGCGACTGGGACTACCGGCGTCAACGGCTGCGCGAGTTTGGGGCGCTGCCGTATCCAATGCCGTATGTTAGGAATGACGAGACGGTTGGTTTTCAACGGTTTGTCATAACTCACTACGATAAATGTTGCTCTTGGCAAGACTACAAAAGATCGGGCTACCGTTCACCATTTGCGGGTAAGGACTTCTCAACATCGGAGTTTGCATTTGCGTAACAATTCTACCGGCACGGCAAACTTCTCCCGCACACAGGCGGATCCTCCCAGTCATCCGCGTATTGCCGTGCCGGTTCTATTTCGGAACAAGGGGGAATAAATGGCATATAAAAGAATGATGGCTGTCGGTTGTTCGCACGGGTACTTACAGTGCCCCGAAGCGTTAAAGGCCGTCCTTGAGGCGCGTAGGCGCTGGAAACCGCATCTGACAGTCCACTTGGGAGATTTCCTCGACACCGCGGCGCTTCGGAGTGGGGCGCTTGGCACCAAAGACGAAACCGCCGAGATTGCGCCCGACATGACCAGCGGCTTGCAGTTCCTCGAGGCGTTGCGCCCTGACGTGATTCTGTGCGGCAACCACGAAGATCGTATCTGGAACCTTGCCGAACACTACAACGCCGTGAAAAGCTACCTTGCCAAGCAATGCATCAGCAGCATCGAATCCAAAGCCCGTAAGCTCGGCGCCAAGTTGATTCCATACACCTACAAGCAGGCTTGGCAGGTCGCTGACATTGCTTTCCTTCACGGCACGATCTACGGGGAAAATGCTGTCAGAGACACGGCAGAAGTCTATGCACCGTGCAACGGCAAGGTGGTATTCGCTCACTCGCACAGGGCGGGGGTGGCCCGTGGGCGGCGGGGGGATAACCCGCTTGGGCTGAATACGGGAACGCTCATGGACATTGCGAGCGCGGGATACGCCAAACTCCGCAAGAGCACACTGTCATGGACTCAGGGTTTTGTGTGGGGCGTTTACGACGAAAGAAAAGGGAGATCGCATCTATGGCTTCACGACAACGGGCAGGCAAACGAATGGCATCTGCCGGTATAGTTGACCCGCTGGCATTGCTGGCAAGGTACGACAACCAAGAGGGCAAACGCGAGTCCGATGCTAGGGCGGC